AAACAGATCCCGGCCATAAAAGGTTAGTAGCAATTGATCCAAGATATCGAGAAGAGTTATAAATGAAGATCACAAAACGCCAGTTGGGAAATTTGTAACTCCCGGCACCTCCACCATTTATATACTATTTATAATATGCAGAAACTATTTGAAAATTGGCGAGGATATCTAAAAGAGACAGACGCAGACAATGACGGCTTATCTGATGAAGCAGAGTTGGCCATTCATCCTAGTGCGGATGTCGAACAACCAAAAGTATTAGATCGATCGGCAATCGAAGATGCAATTCAAGATGCTAGCTTTAATTCCGCACAAAGCTCACAGCATCGTTGGAGCCCGAGACAGCCGATAATTGACTATGAGTATGATACTGGATTAGGCATGTGGATTTTTAGCGCGACTATACCAGACGGCACTAATGAGGCAGATAAATGGCCAACTGTTAAATCAGATGAAGAAGAAGACCTCAACGCTTTCCTACGGCGTGTAGAAACAAGCCCTCATCAACTAAATTTATTTGAAAATTGGCGAATATACCTAACCGAAGCAGCGGACCCAGATTCTGATGTAGATGATGCTGCAGAACTTCGTGATATTGCTAATGACCTGGAGGCAAAAATAAGTGACGAAGAAAAGATCTTCAATGCTTTTTTAAATAACGGTGTACATGGTTTGCAACTAGCTGAAATGACAGGTTCACCAATCACTGAAGATCTTAAGAGTATAATGCAGGATGTACACAGTTATATAGCTATAATAGAAGATCCAGCTGCTGATCCTCGAAAACTAGAAAATAGCTTGGACTGGTGGGTGCGGACGGTCGGATCCGGGATATATGCTGTAGCGGAAAAGGCCATGAACGGTGAGGGTGAAATTCGAAATATAGTGGACGACTTTGAAGAGATGGTGGTAGAGGCTGGAGATTATGTCTGGTGGCATGGAAAATATGCTAATAAATCTCCTAGCTTAAACATTGCCTCTAAAGAAAGATCAGCCTCCCTATTAAGCGACCTTAAAGAGTGGGCTGGTGTATGAAGTTAGCAGCAATCTTTGGAGGCATTATCTTAATATGTTTAATATATGCCACATGGAAAGATGAGTAATATTGGAATTTTTAAGTTTTAAGTAGTATTTATAGAGACTGTATAGATTTTGCATATATGAGGGTCCTCTATGGCCACTACCGATCCTAAGACTGGACAAGCTATCTTCAACCAACACAAAGTTGGGCTGGGAAATGTGGGGTCTTATCAAGTCTCCGGACGGCCATATCTTACCTCATCCTTGGCTGTGCCAGCGTCTGGTTCTACGACATTAAAAATATCGTTTGAATCAGTTTCAAGGTTTATTATTGTAACAAATACTCTTCCTGGTAGTGCTACTAATGTGCCTTTAAGATTCGGTTTTTCTGACGTAGGTGTCAAAGGCTTAGTAGACAACAACTATCTAATTTTGAATAACGGCGAAAGTTTTGAAGCAGAATTCAAAGTAATAGACATCTACTTAATGAGCGATTCTGTAAATGAATGTTCAGCCTCTATAGGCGCCGGCTTAACCGGAATTAATAAGACTAGCTTAGTCGATAATTGGTCTGGTTCAATAGGAGTAGGATAACGGGATATACCGACTTAAATAAGCCAAAAAAACTTGGTGGAGTTCAAGAAGCAGCAATTACAAGCCCACTGAGTGCATTCGGAGAGATCACAACCTCAGATGTGATGCCCGTAGCTCAGGGCGATTTTGTTTACGGAGTTAACGACAGGGTTTTTACAACCGGTAGTTTCACTGGTGCGTCAGTATCTAATAGCAATGGAATGGCTGAAGTCAGCACTGGTACTGATTCTGCAGGTTGCGCAGAAGTTCGAACTCGAAGAGGTTTAAAATACAGACCTGGGCAGGGCTCTCTAATGAGAGGTACTGCAATTTTTGATACTCCAGTGGCGAATAATAAACAGCTAATTGGTATTGGTAATGATGAATCTGGATATTATTTTGGTTATGATGGTACAGACTTTGGTGTTCTTCACCGCGAAACTGGACAGGTTGAAGTAAGAAAAGTTGAAATCACCTCAGGTGCAAATAGTGGTGATGTTACGGTCACTCTTAACGGAAATTCAATCATAGTGGCAGTAGTGGGGGGAAATGACACTACACAGACTGCTTATCAACTATCAAAAGCAGATTATTCTCAAGTTGGAGACGGGTGGTTTGCTGATGCTGTCGGTTCAGATGTGTATTTTGTCTCAACTAGACCTAAAAGTGGAAAAACTGGCACTTATTCTGTTTCCGGAGCCACGATTGCTGGAACTTTTTCTCAAATAAATGCAGGCGTTGATCCAACTGATACTTTTATTCCATCTGGAAGCTTCAATGGTGACAAGTTGGATGGCACCGGTGATTCTGGGATGGTTTTAGACCCACAAAAAGGGAATGTCTACCAAGTAGGGTATCAATATTTAGGATTTGGCAATGCGCATTTCAGTGTGGAAGATCCTGATACTGGTAACTTTATCAAAGTTCATGAAATAAAAAATGCCAATTCCAGAACAACTCCTGTCTTGAGAAACCCTAATATGTCGCCGAAGTTGTTGAACCTCAACACAGGCAACACCACTAATGTAACTTTAAAAGGTGGATCTCTTGGAGCATTTGTAGAGGGCAAAACGGCAAATCTGGATCCACAATACAGTAAAGCTATTACTTTCTCTAGCCAAAATGATAATGACTTTCTAGATCAACCAGTGCTGGCTATGAAAGTAGATGCAATTTTTAATAACAAAGTTAGCTATGGGGAGTTTGACATATTATCAATCAATTGTTCCAATGAGAACACTGCAAAAACTCTTACTGTAGGACTGTTTGAGGGTGTCGACATCGGAGGCGAAGTCGATTATCAGTACGTTAATGAGACAAATAGTGTTGCTTCAACTTCAACATTGGTTCCTGGTACAAGCACAATAACAACTGTGGGGGCAACGCCATTTTACACTTTTGCAGTCGCGCCACAATCGTCTACCACAGTTGATTTGAGTGACATGAGATTTGTAATTACACGCAATAGTAATTTAGTCATTGCTTTTCGTTCAAGCCAGAATATTGCTGGGGATCTGTCAATTAACTGGTATGAGCAGCAGTAATCTCTAACTCAACTAATTACGTTTATGAAGAACCTAAAACAACCTGCTGCTAATGATAGCGAATTTACAATTTTAGAGTATGTGTGGTTGGATGGCTATAAAACCCCTAATTTAAGAAGTAAAATAAGAACTATGCGCAATTGGACCGGGGAGACGCCCCTGTGGAATTTTGATGGAAGTTCAACAAAGCAAGCGCCGGGAGCTTCATCAGAATGCATTTTACAGCCTGTTAGGAATTATCGATATAGCGATAAACACTATATTGTACTTTGCGAAGTTTTAGATGCTAACGGTGTTACTCATGTGTCAAATAAAAGGGCGTCTTTGAATAATAGCCTTGCTTTGCTGGATACAGATACTTTTTGGTGGGGGTTTGAGCAGGAGTACTTTATTACTGTCAATGGCAAGCCACTTGGTTTTCCTAGCGATGGCTACCCTGAGCCACAAGGTTTGTACTACTGTGGTGTTGGTGGGAACCAAGTAAAAGGAAGGCCGCTGGTTGAAGCACATTTAAAAAAATGCCTCTCCTCTGGAATAAACTTAACAGGAGTTAATGCAGAAGTAGCAATAGGGCAATGGGAATTCCAGTGCTTTGCGACAGATACACTAAAAGCATGTGACGACTTATGGATTAGTAGATACATGCTATACAAGATGTGTGAAGAAAATGGTTGGGATATCAATATAGACCCCAAGCCAATCAGAGGGGACTGGAACGGATCCGGGTGTCATACAAATTTCAGCAACTTTCACATGCGAAACGTAGGTGGGAAGGAATATTTTGAAAAAGTATTCGAATCTTTCGAAAAAAGGCATGATAAACATATAGCTGGATATGGACTAGGTAACGAAAATAGACTAACTGGTGATCATGAAACGCAACATATTTCGAAATTTTCATGGGGCGTGGCCGACAGAGGCTCTTCAATTCGGGTACCAACGTCGACAGCTGAATTGTGGAAGGGATATGTAGAAGATCGAAGACCGGCTTCAAACTGCGATCCGTATGTAGTAGCAAAGTTAATAGTTGATGCCATGGCAGGGTTTTAAAAAATGAAACATTGGACTCCTAAGTTTATTGCGCCAAGTCGTATTCCAGAAATATTATCTAAACTAGCGCCCATCAATATATGGGCTATTAGTTTTGGATTTTGGGTGTGGTCTAGACATGAACTGGATGATAATACTAGACGCCATGAAACGATCCACTTTCAACAACAGCTGGAATTATTATTTATCGGCCAGTGGATCTTGTACTTGGCGTTTTATCTATTTTGGTATGTCAAGTTTCGTGGAGACGGGAAAAGAGCGTATATGCGCATACCATTTGAGATGGAAGCTTTTAAAAACCAGAATAATATTAATTATTTAAAAGAACGTAAGAGATATAATTGGTTAAATTTAACTTAAATTATTTAAGTATTTTATTAACGTATTATATTATATTATAAAAGAGAGCTGGTTAAATTATAAGGAGAAATCAGTGGAAGTAAATAATAATTTTAATAAGTCATGGAAAATACACGGTAAATACGATGATTATACGTCTGCAGCTGCTGTAAAGACTGAGATCTTGCAAGATGAGACAATGCAAGCTAAGATTCGACGTCGCAGTACTGGTAAGTTTGTAGTAAAGACTAGAGTCAGTCCAGAGCATCAAATAAAGCTAAAGGAGCAAAAAAAGAATGGGAAAAGTAAACGACGAAATAAAAAGACTACAGGAGGAGGAGAATCTAACACTCCCACAAGTGTTTGATAGGTATCCTCATTTGGCTAGACTGCAATTTGAAGAAATGAGAGAAGAGCGTCTCCTCTCCGAAGAGTCTGATAAGCAAATTAAATTATTATTAGATTGACAACTCAGTATGTGTCGCTATTGTATTATTGGAGATATAATTTATGAAATTACGAGAGAGCAAGAAGAAGTACTTACAAGAGTACGAAAAATATAAAGATGTCACACTCAGCTTGAATGAGACGTATACATTGAAAGATTCAGACAATAAACTAGAAATAGTTGAATTAGATGAACATGCTCGCGTGGCGAGAGTCAAGAATATCGACACAGGCGCGCTAGCAACAAAAACACTGCATTGGTGCAGAAAAAATCTTATTAAGGAATAAAATGATTGCCGATATCGTTGTAGGGTTACAACACGGAGATGAGGCCAAGGGCAAAGTAACTCACCATCTTTGCAAAGAAGGAGATTACACACACGTCATTAGGTTTAATGGCGGAGGTAACGCCGGCCACACCATTTATCACAATGGCAAGAAGTTTGTTACACACTATATCCCAGCTGGAGTGTTTTATGGGATTAAGAGCATTATCGGCGCCGGCTGTGTATTGAATGTTAGCCACTTTTTTAAGGAACTGGAAGAGCTTCGTAGAGCGGGGATCGACACATCTTTGGTAAAAATAGCAAAAAATTGTCATATAATAACAAGAGATCATTTGTCAGAGGATGAGGAAGACCAGAAAATTGGTACAACGAAGAGAGGTACCGGTCCAGCTTATAGAAACAAGTATAATAGAACTGGGATCCGCGCTAGCGACGCGCTAGAGCTTAAGCCATTGCTGGTTGATTTATACGACGAGTTACATAACAATCCTGATGCAAAGGTGCTTTGCGAAGGCGCGCAGGGTTTTGAACTAGACATTGATTGGGGAGATTATCCGTATGTAACTTCTAGTCATTGTACATCAGCCAGCGCGCTTCTAAACGGTATCCCTCCCAGCGCAGTAAGAAACGTTTGGGGTGTTGGAAAAGTTTATGACACCTATGTTGGCGCAAAAGCTTTCGAGCCTAAGAAAGAGATATTTCAAAAACTTCGTGATATTGGCGAGGAATATGGCGCTACCACTGGAAGGCCCAGGCAGTGCAATTGGTTGAATATAGAGAATTTGATGCGCTCCATTAATGTTAATGGAGTTACCCATCTTGTCCTAAATAAGACTGATGTCCTAGAGCAGGCTGAGCAATTTTCTCTTTATGAGAGCAAAAAAACTAAAGATTTTGACAACTTAGCAGAAATGCTAAAGTATATAACAAGCTACATCGATGATCATTCTTCTATCCCTAAGTTGAAAGAAATACATTTCTCTGGAAACAAAGACAGTATAAGCTAAAATGTCAATTGACTGGACACTTTGGAAGAGAAACGTCGTCGATAAGTATAAGTCCATGCCGGACGAGATGATCCGCGCGGATTTAAAGAAAAGCGCAAACAAAATGGCAGTTTGTATGGAGCACTGGAAAGGCGACTTCAACATCAGCACACTTATAAGGAACGCAAATGCATTCAATATTGAAAAAGTATATTACTTTGGTAAAAAACAATTTGATCGCCGCGGAACAGTTGGTGCACATCATTATGTTGATCTTGTGCATCTCGGCCACGATATATCTGAATTGGTAAGCCTTAAAGACTCGTATACCTTTATTGCAATCGACAACAATATTGCAGATACCCACAAATTGCATGAATTTGATTGGAATATGCTAGAAAAACCACCATTAATGCTTTTTGGTGAGGAGTCGGTAGGCTTGACGGAGCAGCTATTAAATTTGGCCGACTATAGTATAGAAATTGAGCAGTATGGATCCGTAAGAAGCATGAATGTCGGTACGTGCTCCGGAATTATCATGCATCAATACGTTACTTTTTTAAAAAATTCCACAAATCAGAGTAACGAACCGATAGGGCTATGTGGTGGAACCGGTAATGTACTGAGTGCACCAAACCAACCAGCTGCCCTGTAGAATTTACGATAGGCGAACCTGAAGCTCCACCAGCAACTGGTACTCCGTACAAAGCATGTCGACTATCATCTCCAAAGAAGAAGCCCTCAAACACTGGCATCATCGCGCGTTCTGCAATACCTAAAGGTGCACCAATGTAGTAAACACGCTCGGCGTATTCTACACCCTTGGTCGATAATCTGATAGGACGAAGATCAATATTTTCTTTTATTGCCATTATACAGACGTCTAATCTGTGATCAAGCTTTATCGTGCGTATGTTTATTATACGTCCGGTCCTGTCTAATGCGTGTATTGAGACTTTTGCATAATGCATTGTTGCTTGTCTCTGTATATCACTTACGTCACAAACGTGAGCAGCCGTTAATACTACTTTTTTACCACGCCAGAGGACTATAGAACCGCTTCCGGAAGAATATAAAAATTCCTTTGTTTCGTCCTTAGTGCATGTTTGTTGCGCTGGGTCACACCCACCTACTTGCTGCACCCATGTTTCTAACTTTAAGACTGAATTTTTTGTAACAGCTAACTGCCTATTCGAATTTAATTGGTGGCCACAACTAGTTAGTGTTAGTAAAAAACAAATCAATAAAGCGTTTATAAAAATTCTAACCATGTGATAAATAGAATTTAACAGCAGGTAAAATATGAAAAAAACATATGTGCTTGATACTAATGTCTTTTTAACCAACGCCGGATCGATATTTGAGTATCAAAACAATGATATCATTGTACCAATAAAAGTACTTGACGAAATTGACAAACACAAGAAGCGTCAAGACGGTGTGGGCCTTCAAGCGAGAACTACTATTCGTATACTAGATGAGCTTCGTAGTAAGGGTAATCTACATAAGGGCGTACGTATTGCCAAAGGTAAAGGGATATTATCCGTCCGCGGTTATAATATAGCAGATCTCCCTGTTGGTTGTGATGTTGAGAGCGCTGACAACGAAATTGTCACCACTGCGTTAACTGAGATGACAAAAACAAAAAGAAAAGTCATCCTCGTTACGCGTGACATTAATATGCGCGTGAAATGCGATTCTCTAGGTATAATGACAGAAGATTACTCTACTGATAGGGTGATATCCGATCAGAAGGAACTATACACTGGCTTCGTTACACACCTTGTGGACGATCAAGTGATAGATAGATTTTATGCTGGAGATGAAATTTATATTGAAGAGGGCGAGGCTAACCTCTTTGCAAACCAATTTGTTATGTTGGTGTCTAATTGCAATGAGAAAAAGACTGCACTCGCCCGGTTCACCGATCATAATACCAAATTAAGCAAAATGATCGATTATAAAGACGGCATCTGGGGGTTACGACCTAGGAATAAAGAGCAGATGTTTGCTTTAAATCTATTAAATAATCCAGAAATTCCAATAATTACGCTTGTTGGACAAGCCGGTACTGGGAAAACGTTAATTGCATTAGCTTCTGGTTTAGAACAAGTTTTAGAGACTTCTCAATATAAAAAATTAGTAGTTTCTCGTCCTGTACAGCCACTTGGCAAAGACATTGGATATTTGCCGGGCACCATGGAAGAGAAGATGTCTCCATGGTTGATGCCAATTCAGGATAACTTAGATTTTCTGCTAAATGGCAAAGCCAAGCATATGGAACACTTGTTTGAAGATAACACTATTCAGGTTGAAGCGCTAACTTATATACGCGGACGATCAATCTCGAATGCCTTTATAATCATTGATGAATCACAAAATTTAACAACTCACGAATTAAAGACTATAATCACTAGAGTTGGTGAAAATACTAAAATAATTTTAACAGGTGATATTGATCAAATAGATAGTATTTACTTAGACGCCACATCCAATGGCTTGTCATATGCAGTAGAGAAATTTAAAGACCACAGCATCGCTGGTCACGTTACACTCACAAAGGGTGAACGCTCAAAAGTAGCGACATTAGCTTCAAAAATTTTGTAAAAGGAGAAAAAAATGACAAATTTTGAAAAAATCCAAGAAGTACTGAATTCGGTCCTGCCGGATGTCGAAAAGTTTAATAATGGCAATAAGGCTGCAGGAACACGTCTTCGTAAAGCCATGCAAGAGGTAAAGACCCTCGCCCAAGATGTCAGAACAGAGGTACAGACAACTAAAAAGGAACGCGAAGGGTAAGATTGGTGACGAAATGGTAAATGTAAGAAAATATGTATTATTTATAATTGTGATCTTGTTTATATTCGCTGCAATGATGGGTTGCACGAGTTCTGAGTATATTGATGAGAATCCTGATATATACGGTACAGCTATAACCAAAAAAGGTGATTCTGTCCGCGCTGACGCTCAGATAGATGCATTCTCGTTCCACCCCATTGTTGTGCCGCATGTTGTCGAAATATTGCCATATCCAAGTGGGCCGTATGCTATAGAAAAGTTTAAAGTACTACCAAACATGTCTTTTTTTGACCCATGGGCCCAAGAATGGATAAAATTATCTGATCTTTATCAGCATAATGAGCATAAAGCATTTCTTTTGGTAAGTTCTGCTGGATGGTGTGGTCCGTGTTTGAAAGAAGCAGCTGCCCTGGTTGAGTTGTATGAAAAGTACAACCCTGACGGCTTAGAGATAATTTACACTCTTGGAAACACCAACATCCCCGGTGATGTGCCTTTTAATAGGGAATACGAAGATCCAAATAGCATTGCGTACAAGTCCGATTTGCTATTTATGGAAAATTGGATTGCCATGACAGAAGAAGAAGCGAAGAAAAAATTAAATTACAAGATGTATGCTGATTTGAATAGAGAAATTGCTGCATATATGCCAAACCATGCATGGCCACTTTCTATTTTAGTCACAACAAAGGACATGGGAGTGCGTTTAGTCGAGGAGGGGTATTGGTCAGCACTCATGAATAATAAGATAACCCTTGTATTGTACAGCGATGTGCCAAATATACCATTTGAATAATTATGAATGAATTTAATTCAACACTAGATCAATCAATTGAACCAGACAACGAGTTGAAAGACATGCTAGTACAGTATGTTGGTGTCAAGCACGCCCCAGAGGACGGAAATGTCACAATTGAGATGATAATCGATATTCTAGCTGAAGAGTTTCCGGAATTTCTTTTTGCAGTCGCAGAAGAAAATTGGATTAGGGGCTACCAACAAGGCTTAGATGATGTAGAGGTCGGCCGGTTAGCTCTGGAGAATCAAAATGAAGAGAGAGAATGTAGTAAAGCATGTAAAAAAGAAAAATAGAACACTACCTGAATATCATTTTGGTCCTTTGTCTGTTTTTATACAAGATAATATTTCTGAAAACATAAACATATCAAGTGTTTTTAATGATATTGTCAATATAATACCGGAGCACTTTTTAGAACAAGTCGACGTCATATACATAGGTAAATTTTCTTTCTTGGACGAGCGAGAAATGAACGCTACGTACTCAGACGGCGCTATATACATTTCCAATGTTCAAGACGATGAAGATGATCTAAAAGACGACATTATTCATGAAATAGCTCATGCAGTAGAGGACAAATACGGCTACAACATCTATGGAGATTCCTCAATAGAACAGGAATTTTTATATAAGCGAAAGAAATTAAAAAACCTTCTAGAAAGTGAAGGCTACGATATCGCAGGTTTGGACTTCATGAATATCGAATATGATGAGGCGTTTGACAACGCTATGTATGACGAGGTGGGGTATGATGCTTTGCGTCTTATAGCCGTTGATCTTTTTCTTGCACCATATTCAGTTGTTTCTTTGCGAGAATACTTTGCGAGAGGGTTTGAAGAGTATTATTTAGGAAATCACACTTTCTTAAAGACATTATGTCCCTATGTTTATAAGAAATTGTTGTTATTGTGTAATGACAAGCCTGAGGATGACCAATATGGAATGTAAATTTAAAAATGATCTAGCCAGCGGAACGATGAAGGTGACCATAACCTTGAAGCATCGTTCGAGGGTGCACCATCCACGCATCCGCGTCAAGTGGAATGATGTAAAGAACATAGTCAATACTGAGTATGTCCCTCCATCATCACACGTGCTTGGTGAGTGCAAGGAGAAGTACAAGGTTATCGATAACAACTACATCAATGGCTGCACAGCTACTTGGGAATTTGATTTAGTGCCGGTAAGACAAAAGCGCACCAAAACTCCGGATCCAACTCCACCACCGCGCACGACTAAGAGTGCGGCGCCTAGAAAAACAACTAGTGCAACAAAGACTACAAATTCCAAGAAGACAACAAAGTCGACGCGAAAGACAATTACGAGGAAAAAGTGAGAGAGCACATATCTTTTTCTGAAGTAAAAACCTGGGATGAATGTGCGTACAAGCACAAGCTCGCTTATATAGATAATGTAAAGGAGTTCCTAGGTAACGAATACACTGCTTTTGGCACCGCACTGCACGAAGTGTGTGAGAAATCAGTTTTAGGAGAAATTCCTAATGAAAAGGCTGATTTGTTGGAGTGCTTCAATATAAAATTCTTAGAAGAAATACAAGCCTTGAAAAGCAACGAGGTTGAATTAAACAAAAAGATGATTACTGAGATGAGAGCACAGGCAGCAGATATTGTCGTACATATCATCCCAGAGCTAAAGAATTTTTTTGGTAAATACGAAGTAGTTTCGGCAGAGGAACAGTTGTATGAACCAATAGAGGGCCACACCAAGACGTTTAAGGGTTTCATCGATTTAGTCATCAAGACAGAAGATGGTGATTATCATGTGATAGACTGGAAAACCTGCTCTTGGGGGTGGGACTCTCGTCGCAAAGCTGATCGAATGACAGGATACCAGCTAGCGTATTACAAGAAGTTTTTTAGCCAGAAAAATAAAATTGATATAAACAAGGTACATACATACTTCGCCCTCCTTAAGAGAACAGCAAAGAGCAACAGGGTCGAGATCTTTAAAGTAACTTCTGGGCCAAAGAAAATTGAAAATTCTCTTAAACTTTTGAATAATGCGCTTTATAATATAGAAAACAATGTGTTTATAAAGAACAGATTATCCTGCACTAGTGGCTTCGGATGTGAGTTTTATAACACTGAATTCTGTAAAAGGTGAAGCATGTCAGAAAAAATCAAGGTCCTGGTATTATCGGATCACCCATTTTCTCCATCTGGAGTCGGTACCCAAACACGGTATGTTGTTGAGAGCCTTCTTAAGACTGGAGATTTTTCATTTGTATGTTTTGGTGGTGCTGTACGCCACAATGACTATAAACCACAAAAGTTTAAGGAGTATGGCGATGATCTAGTTGTCTATCCTGTAGACGGATATGGGACGCAAGAAGCTATCCGCTCCATCCTCAGGACTGAGAAGCCTGATATGTTGTGGTTTATGACTGATCCGCGATTTTTTGGCTGGCTCTGGGAAATAGAAGACGAAGTTAGATCCTTGATACCAATGGTTTATTATCATGTGTGGGATAATTATCCTTATCCGGATTTCAATAAAGTCTGGTATGACTCTACGGATGTTGTTGCTGCAATTTCTAAGGTTACGCATGATATAGTGCAAACTGTGTCTCCTGAAACAGAGACGCATTATGTACCACACGCTGTGAATGACGAGGTTTTTAAACCACAAGATCCTGAGCGCATAAAAGAAGTTCGTGAATCATCGAACTTAACTGATAAGTTTGTTATTTTTTGGAACAATAGGAACGCAAGGCGCAAGCAGCCTGGTACTTTGATACATTGGTTTAAGGAATTCTTGGATCGCGTCGGCCACGATAAGGCCGTATTAGTCATGCATACTGATCCAAAGGACCCGAATGGGCCAAATCTAGGCGCAATAATAAGCAACCTGGGCCTAACCAATGGAGAGGTACAGTTCTCAGTGAATAAATTCGAAGCAGAGCAGATGGCAACTCTCTATAACGTTGCGGATGTCACTGTTAATATTTCTGATGCTGAGGGCTTTGGCTTAGCAACACTAGAGTCTCTCTCATGCGGTACTCCAATTGTTGTCAACATGACAGGCGGCTTGCAGGAGCAGGTAACCAATGGAGAGGACTGGTTTGGCATCGGAATTGAGCCAGCATCCAAGGCAGTCATCGGATCTCAAGAAATTCCGTACATATACGAGGACAGGCTTAATAAAGAAGATTTCATCTCCGCGCTAGAGAAGATGTACAATATGCCTGATGAAGAACGCCAGAAGATGATCGACGGCGGTTTGAACCATGTAAAGGAAAACTATAATTTTAAGAAGTTTACTGTACAATGGGAAGTTTTACTTAGAGAAGTACACGAGAGGTACGGTTCCTGGCCTACGCGCAAGGAAGATCATAACCACTGGGAATTATTAGAGGTTTAATATGAAGAAAGTATACCTAAAGGGTCCTTTTTTGACACAATCTGGGTATGGGCACCACGCTCGCACTGTTTTACGGGCTTTGAAGACAAGACCTGATTTGTTTGATATCTATTTGCATCCGATACCATGGGGTAAAACCAGTTGGTTATGGGAAGACAACGAGGAGAGGCGAGAAATCGATGCACTTCTTGAAAAAACAATAGAACACGCCTCCCAAGGTGGCACGTATGATGCGTCCATTCAGGTGACAATCCCTAACGAGTGGGAAAAGCTAGCTCCGATCAATATTGGTGTAACTGCCGGCATTGAAACAACAAAGGTATCAGCAAATTGGATCGAAAAGTCCTTTTTAATGGATAAAATTCTTACAATTAGCAAGCATTCTGTCGATACTTACGTTAATACTGTCTATGAGGCGACAAACAACCAAACTGGCGAAAGAGTAGATTTTAGAGTACAAAAACCGGTAGAATGCGTGTCATACCCCGTTTTGAAGCATGAAACGACCGAATTAGACCTAAATTTAACAACAAAATTCAATTTTTTAGCGGTTTCACAGATAAGTCCACGAAAAAATGCTGGCCAGCTGTTTGAAGCATTTATAGAGGAATTTGGTGATAATGAAGATGTTGGCCTGATTGTTAAGGCAAATATGGCAAAAAACTCACTTATTGATCGTAGACAGACCCTACATAACTTTAAGGCTATAATGTCAAAATATCCCGATAGAAAGTGCAAAATTTACCTATTGCATGGATATTTGAACGACAGCGAGATGGCCGGCCTTTACACACACCCCGACATCAAAGCGATTGTCTCTACCACACATGGAGAAGGCTTTGGGCTACCACTATTTGAAGCTGCATATTATGGCCTGCCTGTAATTGCTACTGATTGGAGTGGCCACTTAGACTTTTTATACATGCCAACAAAACAAAAGAGTGGCAAGATAAAGACAAAGCCAATGTTCAGCCGGGTTAGTTATACATTGAGTGAGATTTCGAAAGACGTAGTATGGAAAGACATCTTAGTCGAAGGCTCTGCCTGGGCCTACCCAGAACAAGGCTCTATAAAGACGTGCTTGAGTGATGTATACAAAGATCACGGCCGTTTCAAGAAGCAAGCCAAACAACTACAAGCTTGGGTTTGTGAAAACTTCAATGAAGAAAAACAATACGCCGAATATGTTGACCAAATAAATTCAATTTTGACTGTTGACGATTCGTGGAAAGAAGAATTAGAAAAGATAGAAGCGCTTTGACAATGAGTGTCGTTTTTATAGCTGATTTTTTCTCTGATCATATATTGGGGGGAGCAGAGTCTAATGATTCGGTATTAATTGATTTTTTAGAAAAAGAAGGTTTTTTAATCACAAAAAAACAATCTTCTAAGTGTACCTTGCAGTTTTTGAGAGAGTACAAAAACAGCTGTTTTATTATTAGTAATTTTATTGCCTTATCGCAGGCTTGTAAAAAATATCTTGTTGAAAATTTAGATTATATAATTTATGAACATGATCACAAATATTGTACGACCCGCGATCCTTCAAAGTTTAAAAACTTTTCTATACCTATAGAGAATTTAATAAATGTAAATTTTTATAAGAATGCAAGAAAAGTATTTGTTTTAAGTGAGATATGCAGTCTCGTATTAAAAGAAAACTTAAATTTAACAAATGTGGTCAATATAGGTACTAGCTTATGGTCAGACGAAAGGCTTGATCTTATTGAGCAGAAATCTAATAATCAGAAAAATAAAAAGCTTTCAATCATAAAGTCAAGTAACCCAATAAAAGGAACTACACAAGCGGTTAATTACTGTAAAAGTAATAATATTGAGCATGATTTCATTCTCCCCGCGCCAGAAGAAGAATTTTTGCAGCAAATTAGTGAAACAGAAGAAATACTCTTCCTTCCTCAAGTTCTAGAAACGTTCTGTCGCGTCGTCGCAGAAGCAAGAATGATGAACTGCAAAATAAAAACAACGCCAAAACTAATTGGATTTTTTAGTGAAACAGATTTGGCTAGCCTTGGCGGTAAAGAACTAATAGAAGCTATTCGGAAACGCACCCAATCAGCTTGTAACGTCTTCAAAGAGGCTATAAATGATGCTAAACTTGATAAAGTAACAGTTATTTTGAACTGTTATAGACGACCTGAGTATCTGAAGGAGCAAATACAGTCGCTAAGATCACAGACAATTGCTCCCACTGAAATTTGGTTGTGGGTTAACCACCACGAAGACAACGAAAAATTTGATTTTTCTGAATTAAATGTGGAAAGAGTATTTGAAAATGATCACAATTGGAAGTATTTTGGTCGATTTGCTGCAGCAATGTTAGCTAAAACAGAATATGTGGCTTTCTTTGACGACGATACAATACCAGGAAAGCGTTGGGTTGAAAATTGCTTAAAATCAATGAAAGAGCGAGAGGGGATATATGGCGGCGCCGGCGTCGTATTAAACAACGACGCGTACACTGGGCACACTCGCCACGGCTGGTCTTCTAAAAATGAAGAAATAATAGAAGTTGATCTAGTTGGGCATGCCTGGTTTTTTAAGCGCGCATGGCTTAAATACATGTGGATGGAAGATCCTTTAACTTGGGATAATGGAGAGGACATACACTTCGCCTATACGGCACAAAAATACGGAAATATATCTTCTTTTTGTCCGCCTCACCCGGCCGACCAGCTTGATTTTCATAGTTCGCTTAAAGGATACGAATATGGTGTAGACGCCTGCGCCAGTAGCGCTAGCAGAAATCACAATGTGTTTTATGAAGAACGCAATGAGGCTGTGAAATACTCAATAAAAAACGGCTGGAAACCTATACGTATCAGGAGGGAATAACATGCTTGACAGTAGGGAATATTGGCAAAATAGATATTTAAAAGGTAATCTGGGCCCCGGCGCCGGCTCTCGTGGTGATCTGTGTGTATATAAGCAGGAAGTTATTAACAAATTCTTGACTGATTATGCCCCGGAATCAGTAATAGAGCTTGGTTGCGGAGATGGAATACAGCTATCCAATATCAAATATAAAAATTATACTGGGTATGATTATCAATCCGCAGTTGACATTTGCAACAATCGCCATGGCGACAAGCCGCATCTTAAGTTTAGATTATTGGAAGAGTTTACCATGTCACATAAAGCAGAGCTAACTATTTCACTAGATGTTATATACCATCTGACTGAAAAAGAAACCTATCATCAGCATTTAGAGAACTTGTTTTTGTCTTCTGAGCAATATGTCATTATTTATAGTACTAATTTTGACGCATGCCCGGCTGGCCACGTGTGCCACAGAAAATTTACTACTGATGTAGAAAAGTATAATTTTGAGAATTTTAAAATTTTAGAAAATCCTTTTGAAGAGCAAACTAAAGCAAAATTTTATTTTTATAAAAAAACAAAATGATATTAATAACTTTTGGCACAAGACCTGAATATATTAAGGTCAAACCATTGATAGAGACTTTTAGAGGTAGAATTCCATATAAGACACTGTTTACTGGACAGCATCAGGATATTGCCCCCAAGAAAGCAGACTTTAAGCTGAAAATGGTTGATTATCCGGGTAACCGTTTAGATTCAGTTATTAAAAACTGCCTTTCCATACCAGATGAGTGTTTTGAAAACATAACTCATGTAATAGTCCAAGGGGACACAAGTTCTGTTGTGGGCCTCGCCATAGCAGCAATGCATAGGAAAATCGAGGTTGTTCATCTCGAAGCAGGCCTGCGCACACAAGATGTAAACAATCCATATCCCGAAGAATACAATAGAAAGATTGTTTCTGCTATAGCTTCTGTGCATCTGTGTCCGACCAACACAAACAAGGCAAATTTATTAAGAGAGGGAGTTACTGCCCCTATTCATGTTGTGGGAAATACAGTCTTAGACAACTTACTACACTATAAGGCGAGTTGTGAGTATGCAGATAAAGTATTGGTGACAATGCACCGCCGCGAAAATCATGCAACATTGCATTCTTGGTTTAAGTCAATAAACGAATTAGCTAAAAGAAATAAGGATTTAGACTTTATTCTACCCCTACACCCTAATCCAAATGTTCAGAAAAATAAACATATTTTATCTGATGTCCGCGTTGTGAAACCAATGGCTCATGACGAACTCATGAGGGTTCTTGTTAAGTGTCGCATGGTCATAACAGACAGTGGTGGTCTTCAAGAAGAATGTTCTTTTTTTAATAAAAAGTGCTTAGTCTGTAGAGAGACGACAGAAAGACCAGAGGCTGTTAATACTAGCAGCTTTATGGTTGCTGATCCACAAAATTTAAAAGATGTTTTTAATCAACATATTAAAGATTATGTGATAGAATGTAGGTCCCCGTATGGGGATGGAAGATCAGCAGATAGAGTTTTAAAAATTCTTTCTACGAATTTTGACCGGGGAGAAATAAGTGCAAAATAAATTTAAAGTTTTAGAATTTAGAAAAATTTTGACAGAAGAAAAATCAAATCCGATTTATAATTCTTGGTCAAGAGTATATGAATACCCTCTAGTGCTTGATTTGGTTTTAAGAAAAGACAGCAAGCGGAAATGATATGTTAACAAATGAAAAAATTCAACAATACAACACTAATGGTTGGACACTGGGCAAACTATCTTTAGGGATTTTGCAAAAAATAATTTTTATGACGTTCAAGAGAACGACATAGTTGGCGATTATGACTTGATGATATTAGACGGGCCAAATGGCAACGGCCGAAATATTGCTTTCCTGCATATGATGGGGCATCTCAAACCCGGTAGTCATGTATTTATCGATGATCACAGCCACTATGACTTTAAAGAAACGTTTTTAAAACTTTTTAAAGCAGAACAGTTGTACATCAACGATGAAGAATGTATTGTGCTGTATAAGCTGATATGATAAGGAATAAGGCTGTATGATAACTTTTAAAAATTACACCATGTATGATTACATTGACTTGTTAGAAAAAGGAGACTACTATACGCTTGGCAAGTTCGGTGACGGCGAACTTTTTGCGCTTTTTAAAGCCTTGGGGTGGATGCCTAAAAATTACTTAGGTAGCGTTAACGCTGATAAACATCAGTATTTTCAATCCCTAGGGGAGGCAATACACAACACGTTTGTTGTTGAAAAAAAATATCCTAAAATATGTAGCAAGGATTGGTACACTGGGCACGGCAACGGCAGACACACTAGTAAATTATTTAAGAAATATATCGAAAAATACAACCTAAGTTCATTGAACCTTCATGATGTTGAGATTGAGGATTCACTGTATGATTGTGCAGAAAAAGGAAAACTTGGAGATCTAAAGAAGCAACTTGAAAAAATGAACTTTGTAATAGTATCGGAACCTAGAAAAAGAGATCTGAACATTAAGTATGTTGACTACGTAGATATCCCAGCAGTTGATTGCTGGACAAAGAAAGATCAAATAATTAGTGATATGTTGGATGTATATGAAAAGTATGATGATGTGGTCTTTGGGATGTCTGCTGGCATGCCAACTTTACCAATACAGGACGAGTTATATCCTGTGATAGGCCGAAATTGTTGGATGATTAGCTTTGGTTCTATATGGGATCCGTACGTCAATATAAAGAGCAGAGGATATCACAACAGATACAAGAGCTATAAACTATGAGCAGGATTTTAGTAACTGGCGGAGCAGGCTTTATTGGCACCAATCTGATAGAGAGATTGTTTTTAGACCAGCATGAAATTACCTCTATAGACAATTATAGTTCTGGCAAGGAAGAAAACCACATAGAAGGTGTGCAGTATGTAAAAGGGCACACAAAAGACATGAAACAGGTATTGAAAGGTGAAAACTATGACGCTGTCTTTCATCTGGGAGAGTATTCTAGAATAGCTACTTCATTCGAAGATATCAAAAAAGTGTGGGAATCCAACTCGCTAGGTACCTTTTCGGTCCTTGAATATTGTCGACAAAATAATATTAAAAAAATAGTATATGGTGCATCAAGCACTCGTTTTGCTAGTGAGGGAGTGGGGCATTCTCCGTACTCTTTCACAAAGAGCAAGTCTGTTGATTTAATTAAAAGCTACGCCGATTGGTACGGGCTAAAATATGCTATTTGTTATTTCTATAACGCATTTGGCCCAAAATACGATTCATCTCCGACACCAGGCTATGAATCAGTGATAAGCGTCTTTGAAAAACAATATAAGTCAAATTTGCCGCTAACAATATGCGGCAGCGGGAAACAAAAAAGAGCCTTCACGTATGTTGGAGACATAGTAGATGGACTAATAAGGTCTTGGAAATATGACAAAAATGATGAGTTTGAATTAAACAATCACAAGACTTATAGTATACTAGAAATTGCAAAAATGTTTGAAACTGATATCGCTTTCGTCCCTGCCCGACCGGGCGATCGCGTCTCCGTAGCAGTAGAAAGTAATAAAGCTAGAGAGGTGTTAGGTTGGCAAACTACTAAAGAAGTAACAGATTGGATAGAACGAATAAAACAAAGTTAAAATGAAAAAAGAATTTATATATCAAAATTCTAGTATCGAGGCGAAGGAAATATCGATAGGTGAAAATTGTGTAATAGGAAAAAATGTCTCAATAAAAGTGAGAGGAAATTTTATCCTAGGTCGGTGTTCAACAATTTTGGATAATGTGCAAATTGAATGTCAAAATTTTATTGCCGGTGAGTACTTGTTTTTAGCTAAAGGCGTAGAAATTGGTCGAGGCGGAAGCAAAAATCCGGAAGCTAATGTCAAGATTGGAGATCATGTTGGAATATTCGAGAATACAATAATTAATCCCAATAGTCCTATTACTATAGGAGATGATGTTGGAATTGGAGCAGAATCAATGTTATGGACTCATGGCGCCTGGCTCGATGTGACTTCTGGCTTTCCTGCCTCTTTTGGCCCCATTACAATAGGGGACAGCGTCTGGCTTCCTCCGAGATGCATTATGTTGCCGAATACTTCGATAGGAGACAACACTGTAATTGGCATAGGTAGTTTAGTCAACAAGAATATACCCGCAGGCTGTTTAGCTGCAGGGAACCCCTGTAAAGTAATAAAGCAAGATGTATATCCTAAAGAAGCAACAAATGAAGAACTAGCTAGAATTATTAATCAACTGCTGGATAGATGGTCGAATGTGTTGATGCCATTGAAAATCGCCAATTTTGATATCAATTATGACTATAATCAAGAGAATAAGATATTAATCATAAAACAGAAAAGCAGTTCAGGAATAGAAGATACAATTTTTGATATAGGAAATAAAACTATATCGGGATATTTTAATTCAGTATCAGAGGATTTAAGAGATTTTTTACGTAGAAACGGAATTAAAATTTATAATGGAATGAGGTTCAAATCAATATGAAGACACGAAAGTTTTTAAATTTTGATAAAGTGTTGTGTATTAGCCCTCATCCAGATGACGTTGAGTATTCTATGTCTGGAGTTGTTATGGCGCACAAGGATACTTCATTCGATGTTTTGTGTTTGACAACCGGCACGTCTACCGACAATACTAGTACAAGTTTGCGATATAAAGAATCTCAAGATTTTTGGAGAAGCTTGAAGCTAGATAATGTCAATTGCCTTCTCAATCACGAAAAGCAAAGCTTTGAAGATCTAAATGAAGCTGAGTGGGTTTCGAAAATAGAATCTTTTCTTAATACAAAACAATATGACGCAATATTTTGCACTCCAAGCGAAGACTCCCATTTTGAGCACCAACTTTGCAATCGCCTGATGTACGCCCTCGGGCGCGCCACACTAGCTTCTCTTGTAGAATATAAGACGCCCAGCACTTTAAATACCTGGACACCAAACTTGCTTGTAGACATAAACGAGAACTATACACTTAAGTCAGAGTGCCTTATGAGACATTTTAAAACCCAAGCAGATAGTAGCTACTTTTCAAATTATTGTATTGAATTGTTTCACTCAAATTTTGCAGAAAGCAAAAAAGGCTTGTTTAAGTTTGAAAGCTTTAGAGTAATTAACCACTATTGTTGATCATGGGAGGGGAAAAAGTGAAAGTAGGTATTATAGGAAACGGGTTTGTTGGACATGCTATCGACAATGGCATGGCAGTGAAAGGCGTCGAAACATTTGTTTATGATGTTGATCCGAGTAGAAGTAGAAACACGATTAATCAAGTGATTAGGCAGTCCGATATTATTTTTGTTTGTGTTCCAACCCCCTATAATTCTGCTAAGCAAGAGTTTGATGCGACGATTATCAATTCAGTATTAAAATGCCTATCCGACAACAACACGTCAGCACATGTGATCATAAAATCAACAGTAATACCAGGAACTTGTAAAAGGTTGCAAGAAGAGTACTCAAATTTAAATATTATTTTTAGTCCTGAATTTTTAACAGAACGAACGGCTAACGAAGATTTTTTAAATCCAACTAGAATTATACTTGGGTTTAATAAGAGCAATCTTGGAATAGAGATGTTAACATCTTTTTTTAAAAAACATTTTTCAAATGTCCCAATTATTATAACTGATTATATTACCAGCGAGTTTACGAAATATTTTTGTAATTGTTTTTATGCTACAAAAATAAGCATAATGAACGAATTTTATCAAATGGCGTCATCGCTAGGTGTAGATTGGGAAACGGCCACTACAGGTATGTTGTCTTCTGGTTGGGTCAACAGTATGCACATGAAAGTGCCCGGCCCTGATGGCGATTATGGCTTCGGCGGTAAATGTTTTCCAAAAGATATACAATCATTGATAAAATTAGCTAAACAAAATGATATTAATCCTGTATTATTAGAATCTGCTTGGAAAAAGAATTTAGAAATTCGCAAGAACAAAGACTGGCTTCAAATTGATGGAGCTATAACATAAAAAGGATGAAATAATGTTAAAACTTTCGGATGAAGCCCTCGGCGCAATTATGTTAGCCCTACAAAAGTCTCTCTTAGAACAATCGGATATCGTTCCAATACTAAAGGGGTTCAACTTCAGAGTAAACGAGAAAGAAGAACTCTACATAATGAACCCTCCGGTTTTTAAATTAAACAACAATGGCCACGACGACGAATATCCGCCGGGTTCTAACGAATGATAGACATCAACAAGGAAGAGACGAGCGCCGTATATAATTTTTTAAACAGGCACTTGAAATATTTCGAAACCACGCCGGCTGAATATGACTTTTGGAATGAGCACATGAAGTTGGATCTTCTTGTTAGATTGCGCGACAAGATGAAGAGGCTTTTAAGAGAACATGCCTAAGTATGTCTATAGGTGCACACGCTGCAGCGAAAAATTTGAAGCCTTCCATTCAATGACAGAGGAATTGGTTGATTGCGATCGGTGCAACAAAACAGGTGCTTTAGAACGCCTACCTACAAGCTTTAATGTTCAAAAAGAGAACACCGTCAATGAAGTTGGCTCGTTGGTAAAGAGTACCATTAAAGAACTACAAGAAGAACTTGTCCAACAAAAGAAGGAATTACAAAGTGAACATGACCCAAATAAATAAAATCCTACTTGGCGTGTCCCTTGTTCTAAACGGGGTGCTTTTAGCTTTTGTAGTTGGACTACTCCCATTGTTGTTGTATATTAGTATTTTAACTATTGTATTTTTATGCTGGTGGGTACAAAGGTTGTTGGTTGAGAAAAACAACATAGAAGGAAATATCGTTGACATGTCCGACAAGATAGAACGATTCTCCGATCATTTAGAAAATCTTTATGGCCTAGAGACATATTACGGCGATGAAGATTTGCAAAACTTATTAACACATTCGAAAGAGCTTATAAATGAATTTATTGATTTCCAAGAAGTGTATTTTGACGTAGAGGTTGAGGATGACTCAAGTGAAGAGGAAGAGGCGACCGAGGCGTAAAAACGATTATTTTACCAAGGTCCACGAGAAGGCAATCATAAATTATGCTTTGTCAGACTGCAAAAAAGAAAGAACAGAACTTTACATAGGCTTGATAGGTCCAGCGTTTGATGAGATGGTGGATAAGATAGTCTATACATACAAGTTTACAACTTTGCCAAACATCGATTATTTAAAAGATGATTGCAAGTTGTGGTTGATAACAATTCTTGACAAGTATGATCCAAATCGAAAATCTAAGGCGTTCTCGTATTTTAGCGTTATTACAAAAAACTGGTTTATTCACAAAGTAAAACAAAATTCCAAGAGACTCAAAAGAGACGTACAATATGAAGATCTTAACGGGCAAGAAGCGCAAACCTGTTTAATATCACATAACACGTATTTAGACGATAGAGAACGGTTTGAGTTCTGGACGCTCCTGTTCAAAGAGATCGATGGTTGGGAAAAGTTAAAATTAAAAGATAATGAAAAAAAGGTTCTTGATGCCATTCGCATTCTTTTCAACAGCATTGAAGAAATAGAAATTTTTAACAAAAAAGCTATTTATTTGTACATGCGGGAAATTACTGGGTTAAATACTAAACAAATCGTCAACAACCTCAACCGCATAAGAAAAAGATATAGGACATTTAAAACCGAATGGGAAAAGGGAAACTTTTAAAATCACAAGAATTCATTGAAGAGGCTATCTCGAACTGTCGCGACGACCGAGCCATGGCAGCCACACTTTTGGTGGAACTAATGAAAATTCTTAAACAAGATGAGACAAAGCACCAGTATTCCGGCCCTGTTGCCGCAAAATACTTGGAAACTCTGCAAAGATCCAATGAACAAATGGTTAAGCTGGCAGCCCTTTTAAGTAAAAAAGAGGGTGTCTCACAAGGACTCAGCGCACTAGAAAAGTCAGATATTTATGAGATGATAAAAGACGAAGAATAGCGAGGCCCAAAATTAATGTCGAACACAAAGCCAGCAGAAAATTGGGAACGCTTTCGCAATCTTGATATCGGCGAACTCAACGAAATAAATCGCAGTATTTTTGAGTCTAGATATAGCGAATCACAAAGCTTCACCACTACTTTGGCATCTGTGTTCGGCAAACACTATAGCTACGATATAGTAGATGGTACTGGTCCGTATGCTGCTGTGGTTCTTGAGGTGCTGTCCGGACCTCAATTGCAAAATGAAGCCGCCACGCGTGGAGGTCAAAAAACAAAAACAGTCAATATAAAGAGCCATCCCAATCCACTAACTGAAACAAAAGAAAAGGCCAATGAAAGGCCGCCGATAAAAGTAATAGCAAAAATTCCGGAGTTTGATGTTGATATTGACTGGCCCAAAGACAAAGAAGACCGCGCACGTATCGATGCGCATGCTGAATTCCACCAGATGCACTTCCCTGATGCTGAGTTGGAGAAGATCACAGTAGGTTCAGTCATCTATGTTCAATATTCGAATACTGAAAACCTTACTGGTTTTAATGGCCGCCCCGCCGGAAAGATTATTGGTGTACATAGTATTGGCGCCGCGTCTGAAATACTTACAAAATTATCTCCGAGAAAGTCGTTATCCCCAGATTGTAAGACCGCCAGGAACGTCGGCTTGGCTGGTGGCTTGTTCATCGGCCACACAGAGCCGGATCCAAATGTTTCTATAGGTCCGCCAATAAGAAAAATCAAAGGGCACATCAAAACTGGCGTTTATGGCGCCGGAACTGCTCAAACAAAAGCACACTTTGTCGAAGCGCTTAAGGAATCCACGATCTCTTTAAAGCATTCGATTCCAGGCCCAGCCCCTGGAGATACAAACGCGTTTATTTGGACTGGCACATTAAAAAACAATGGATATATGGACCTTTTAGACCGTCCACTTGGTCAAGGTAGGGAGACCATCATATATGCGCCAATGACACTAGATTTGACTGCTCCTATAGAAATAAAATACTATTTTCACGACATGGCTGGCTTCGGACACGCGCATATTCATGGGCCCAATACAACCATTGAGCAAGCCAGGAGCAATGCAGTTGTCCCTGGGAATGATTTTAGAGAGAAAATAGGCCCGGCCATCAAGGACTTAAATCGCGCTGGCCGAAATTATGTGCTGGTAATCCCAGAGATGGCATATTCGAGAGGATTTGGCAATGGAAACGGTGGCACCAATAGGATCAATAAGATGATATCAGGTGAACCGGTCCTACATGGAAAGAAGAGTGGTATCACAATAAGAACAAATTCGTCTTCTGCTATACGCCCAGCAATGAAAAACTATTTATCGTCTTTGAAAATAGAGGCTACAAAAAACTTGTTGAACATAACACCGATTAGAGAGCGCGAGTTCGCAACTTTTGACGGTAGTTTTACGGGAGGTCGTTTTGGCGATTTCCACCGGGAAGTACTTGAGGTATTGGATGAGCATTTGGGAACGATATCTGATAAGGTGATGCATGAAGACGGCCTGATCTCTTTCGTCGCCGATGGCTTGGGGGCATTGGCATTAGCATCCATAGTAAAGAAGATACCAAACAGTGAAACACACTCAAAAGCAACGACATCGTTTAAAAGTGCACTCGTCGGTCGGAGAGTTAGAATAGATTATATTACGGATGAACTATTGGATTCACCTGGGCCATATGACTATTTTTTCGGCCAGGGTACCTCTCCGTCTACTACTTTGTGGAGAGACTTTCTGCAGGAAAGGACCGACGACAAATACACAGAATTTAATTATGTCATGTCGCCAACTACAAAAGAATGGAGTTCTTTTTTTAATAATGTTGGCAAGATAGAACAATATAAAACACACTCCAAGAGTGCATCTGGTTTGGGCCAAAGAAAGTTTTCTTTTTTTGCGAAGGAAGGTTTCTCTGGTGAATCCTTTATAAGTATGCACGTGTCTCCGCCAGATTCAGGGACAAAACGAACTAGGGCTGGTTATGCTTTTTCGATGGTTAATGACTTTTTAGCTAGCTTTAGAAAGTACCCTATGAAGCCTGATGCAAATACAAAACTTAAGCCATCTTTTGACGGTGTTCCGGATCATGCATATGCCCTCTCTACAAAGCCATCGCTATCAGATCGAGAAAAGATTCTCAAAAAGAGAGCAACTTTGGAGCCGGCCATAAAAGATTTTGAGATATTGATTAAAGAGTTGGTAAAAGGCTCTGATGATGTTTGCAACATAGAGAGATACTCCGTGTACTGCAAAGATGGTGAGTTCAAGTTAGACACTAGCAGTCTGTTTTTTAAGAGTTACATAGATTATTTAGAGAAGAAAAAAGACTACATGGAGACATTCTTACTCGATTCATTTGAGAGAGACATCCAGGCAATTATTAGCAATAGAGACGAACTTATAAAATTAAAAAATCAAGTTGACAAGCTTTTAAAATCTAGCAAAGTTGATATCAAAAAGACAAATGCCGCTGGTGTTTCTTGGCAAAGCATGTGGGACAATTATAAAAAAGAATTTAAGATTTCAAATTTTCAAAATACAGCAGAAATTTTTGGCGAAGCTCCGAATTCTGGAACATTGGCAGTTAATGCTGGTTTGATATCTGCACAACATGCGTATGTTAAGATTAAGAAGAAAATTGAATACGCCATTAATAGGATTAAACCTGAAGAAATCAAAAAACCCAAAGAATGTGAGCCACAACCAACGCGTCGCGCCGATTTGGTAGAAGCGCCACCGACCCCCACAAAAACACCCCCTGCACCAGACGCTGTGTGTTTGGATCCCCTTCCAGTAACTCCTGCAACATTCCAAGAATTACAAACAATGATTAAGTACTATCCACAAAAATCAGAGTTTTCTTTTACTGGTAGAAGTTCGAAGACCAAAACAAAAATCCACCTTATTGAAGGATATAAAACAGTTGGATTTAAATATCCAGCCCGAGGGGCAAATGGACAAATAACTACGAAGGAGAGTCCTCCGATCTGGGCCTGTTTGGCGCCAAAAATAGAGAAAGCATGGAAAGAAGCTTCAAATGAGACGAAATATCACCCATTTGAAGTGGCTACAGGTATTCGCGGCTTTCAAGACGGTCCACCGGGGACTACGGCTTATATAGCTGGTGTGTCCTTGCACGCGTTCGGCATGGCTTTTGACGTAGATCCTTATATAACTGGCTACAAAAAGAAAGATGAAGCACTTAATAGTGTTTTTACAGGCGCTTGGTCTCCAGGCTTTCTCGACAAGCATGGTCTTGAGTTGTGGCGCCTCGGCGTCTACAAACACAGCCCCTCTTTACTGTTAAAGAACGCCTACGAGGGTGAAAATAGGCCAAGAATGGCTGAAAATTGGAAAGCGGCGCCTAGCAGTTATAAAGGTGGTGGAGAATCGCAAACAGGACGAAAAAAATACATAAAAATAATGGAAAAATCGAAAGGATCGATCATAGTGCCGCCAGGATCAGACCCAGTTTCTTGGGTTATACTGTTTTGCGAAAAGTCTGGCATGAAGTGGGGCAACGGCTCTTTCTTAAAAAAACGCTGGCGAGGTGGTAAAGTATGGTCAGAAGAGGAAAAAAAGAGAATATCGACTATTTTTGGTATTGATAACATTGTTGATCGAGTTAAGGCAATTTCTTGGAATTCCAGAATAGAAGACCACATGCATTTCCACTATTGGGCCGGCGGCTCTGTTATTAGGTGGAAAGAGATCAAAAAGCCAGATGAGCCCGGAGAATTATAATGGCAACAGACATAACGGTAAGCACAGTAAAAGTTGGAGCATCATCTGGAGAAAAGACATATTTTAGTTTCGATGTTGTAGATCTTGGCTCTGGACAAATAAAAGAATCATTCAACACCACAGACCCCAATGACGCAAAAGCTCATTATGAGAAATTAAAGTCTCAGTACCCTAAATCAACAGTCAACGGCGAGAAGGGGAAAAATCCGTTTGAAGATGGTACGTTTAAGGCGCAGACTGATTACGAAGTGGGAGGCTTTAAGGGCGCCGCTGAAGATAAAAGTGTTGTTGGTGGCGTTACTGACACATCTGGTACGGATCAACTATACAATGAAAAAGATATTAGGGCTTTTGACACACCCGGAAGCTCCCTTTACGAAAAGAAACACACCAAGCGCGCGCAGGCTACAAAAACAACAAAACCTGCTCGTGACATATCTGGCGTATCACCGGCGCGCCGCGCAGAATATGAAAAACTAACTGAAGAGCAAAAAGCTGAACGCGGAATCAGTGGTGTTTTTGGTGATCTCCGCTTGCAGGCTCTGGTTCCGCGGAAAAAAGCCGCCTGCGAGGACGTGCGCCGCGGCGTGGATAATAACGCATTTATAGTTATCGGAAATGACCGAGTTGACAAACTACACACAGGCTATGGCGGTAAAGGCCATACTCAGTGTGACGCTATCGATATCGTCGCCGGCCTAGGTGGCCCATCGCCTAACGAGATGGAAGAACAAAGCCCTAGTTTTGAAATAGACGCGGCTAGAATATATGTTTCGCAAAAGACAGATATCGACAAGAATTTTCAGATTGGTGAATTTGGCAATCAAGAATCACAAGGTCAAGAAAGCAAAACTTTAGACGAGAAATATATTGGAAAATATGGCGCCAAGTCTGGCATTGCTTTGAAGGCTGACAATATTAGAGTCATAGGTAGGGAGAGTATTAGACTGGTTACAGGTACTGATAGAAAAAACTCCCAGAATGGAGCATCTCTAGCAAAGAGCGGCATCGAACTTGTGGCCATGAACGACACAACGACATTGCAGCCAATAGTTTTGGGTGATAATTTGCAATTAGCATTAATTACTATATTGCAAAATGTGGAAGCTTTGGCCAAAATAATGCACGGTTACGTGAAATATCAAATGAAGTATAATCAAGCAGTTGCGCAGCACACACACGTGTCTCCGTTCTACGCTCTTCGAGATCTTCCTTCCGCGGAAACAGTTTTGGGCGGCATAAAGGTTGATATTGAATCTGCAGCAAGAACTGAATTATCTATCTTGAAGCACATAACCAATATACAAGGTGTGAAGCACAACTTCCTTTCGGAGAGTGGCGAGAGCTTCATCAATAGTCGTTTAAACAAGGTTAATTAAAAAAATAATGGCTAATTTAGCAAAAAAAACAACAGCCTGGAATAAACTTCGTACAGTTCTAGATGAATTCTATTCGGAGGTGCTGGAAGACGAAGTAAAAGCAGACACTGACGCCTCCGCGGAGATTTATTTTCCTGATGCTGTCAAATTAGCTCAGCAAATTAACAACCTCCACGGACAATTTGACACAGTTCAAAGGGTGGATGAAAATTTCACCCCCGATAGGGCGTATTCTCTATCGGGCGAGGGCGGAACAGCATTACAAAATTCTGAGCAGTGGCCACCAAAACCATATGACGAGCTTGAACTAAATCAAGCTGCTTCTGTTGTCGCAGACATAGTAGAAGAAATAAAGGTTATACAAGAAAATCCTTTAGTTTCACTACCTTCTGAGTACGGCCCTCTCTACCTTCTTGGCTTTGGGCCCCCGGACGATCTTAGTGACCAGCTAGACCTTGTTTTGGACGCTATGCCGGAGTTTTTTGATAGCTTCCCAGAATTTGCAGTGCCTTTAAAGGCAGATGTCCTTCCGCTGGCTCAAACCGAAGGCCTAGGCCCAACACCCATTTTCAGCGATATAAACCTAGAAAACTCTATTGACTTCTCTACTGGCAACAAGGTACATTATGTTGGCTTTTTGATGAATGAGAAGATGTCTGACGGTGCGAGATCAAATCCATATTTACCAGTCAGGCTAGCCCCTCACGAAGAAGACCTTCAAGGTGGCTGGAACGATAAAAATTACTCTTTAGTCGACAACAAGGGCATGCTAAGGAAGCCTGACAATAAAGAAAGCAATGGTGTTGAAGTACCCCTAGGGCTAGAAATAACAATCACAGAGATTGTTCCTTCTGAGACGGGCATGTGGGTTGGTTTTGTGTCTGTAGACCCCAAATTGGCTGATTTGCAGCCCATCGCCGTCGGCGGCCAATTGCAATCCAGATGGGATGAAATAACCAAAAATCAACATAGAGTCTTGTATACAAAGGCCAAGTATGTTCGCATCCGTGAAGGCAAAATGCGCCTCCAGCCGGATCCATACATATCAGAAAGAGCAAAACTTATTGATTTAGAGTCTGTAGCGTCACGACCAGTACCTGGAAGTCAAACTATTAATCCAATGGAGAATAATAATTGGATCACAATGGATCCTGTTGACGTTCGCTTGTTGTATTACAACTTCGGCAAGCACAATCTACAAACTATTGCCGGCGGAGACAAAGAAGATCTATTCTTTAATGAGAGTTCGTTGAATGAAGCGCCCTCACTAAGATATTCAGAGGGTTATTACTATTTCATTCTTGGCCACGCGCCTAGAAAAACAGAAGCGGAGTTGATTAATGAGTCTGGCGACCCGCACCTAGAGGAAGATACGGCTAAAATGGATAGTGCGAAATCTTCTTCGTCTATTATAAACACAGAAACAATCAAACAGGAAGCTTGGAATAATCTTTTAAATTATCTTGGAAAAAATACCGTCGGCGGTAATTCCAACACATACAACCAATTATACAAAAAGTATTTCATTCCGGCCTCGCAGATGACGAACACGAACACTGCGAATCCAAACAATCAGAAAGTCTTGTTTGCCATTCGAGCGTCATATGTTGATTCCCTGCCTGATGTTCGCCGCCCCTATATAAGTGATTTCGAGCCAGGATCTCCGTTTTTAAACGGCAATAACTACGCTGTTGCTCTTACTATGAAAGACGTACGCGAGAGATCAAAATATCTTGTTGACGAAGTGTTAATTCCTCTTCAAAATGCCATAAATAAATCAAAAGCGACGATAGAAAATGCTAATGGCTTGGCTTATGATATTCAAGCACAAATCGACTCTATGACTGATTTCCCTGTTTTAATGGACGAATTCTTCAGGCGCCAATCGTTTCCTGCCTCGACGAATCGTAGTTTTGTGTATGATTTAGTCCAGGAGAGTGTTGAAACAGAATCTGACCACCTCATACAGATTGGTGTCAAAGACAATGGTGAGATCGGAGGAGACGTAAGAGAAACAATTTCGTATGTAATCTTCTCTCCTGATCCAAATAGTCTAAAGGATGTGGACAAAAAAGATTCGAATTTGTTCTATTTCGATCCGTATTTGACAGATGATGAGCTATCAGGCCAAAAAGAACTTAAAAGAAGCGCGCTCCCGCTAAGAATTGCGCTTCCATATCTACGGCAAGAACTTGAAGGGGTATATAGTTCTAGAACGCTGCATCTGTTCCTAGCTTACGACAAGATCAAAAAACGCCTAGGGTCAGGCCCCAAAGATTTGCAGCAAAAGTGGATGAAATTCATGCACTCTTATATGGTCCCGCCTGTAAGAATTTGGCCATCGAAAGATCCGTCTCTCATTGAGCCAGATGAGCTTGATTGCGATGAGATAATAGAAAGATTAAATCAGACGTCTCCTTCAGCCGGCCTGGAAGAACGCTTATTGCAGGAAAAACTTTATAGTAGTCCAAAATGTAAAGCAAAATACTTTGAACAGTTCAAAAAAGACACGCCAGCCGTTAGCCCTGAATTGACAAAGCAAGAATTAGAAAGAAAATCACAAGCTATATCACAACCCGGCGGCAGCATATTGCAAAATCAATATGTAAAAGCGCTTTATACGCAATTTTTCAATGCGATCGACACAGAAGCTATTATTTCAATGATTATGGCATGCCTGCAAAAGAAGCTTGGCCTGGAGATAACCGCAGAAGCAATATGTGAAGCCGCGATTATTAAGCTAGTAGAGAATTCTGGCGCCTCGACAGTAGAAAAGATAATGATTGCCAATGCGCTGGTGTCGCCAGATTCGCCGGCATCACAAAAATTTATGGAATCCCTTGGAGCGAGTCCCCCATTTTATGGAAACAATGCACTAACTCTCGACAGAAGCTATAATAATGCTCCTTTGGCCACCGCAATGTTGATGTCGGAGAAAGAGCCACCTTCTAATGTCTTGACGGTCAAATCGCTAGAAAAAAGTGGTGTCCCGGTAGAATTGATACCAGGAAAGAGGCCAGATGGTGGAAAGTTTGTTACAGTTCCAGATGGCACTCCTGGTACTTTTGTTGCTAATAAGTTTGGCGGCGGGAACGTCTTTGTAGAAGAGACTTACGCACAAAAAGAAATTGATGAAGAAAAACAAAGGTTATTAGAGAGGGGCTACACAGAGGAAGAAGCAAAATCATTATTGGTAGCCTCCGGCCATCTAGTACCAAATCCGCAACAATACGAGGACTTTCTAGGCTCAGACGACTTTGCAGAGTCTTATCGCATACAAGCCAATATGCCGTCACAAAGCATTTATGGCGCCAGTTCATATTCTGGAACTCAAGATCTCCGTGCTTCTGCCGCAGGCGCTCAGAACTGGCTCAATTTTATGAAAGATTCTATTGGGTTAGCTTCTATATGTGAGTTGTTAGTCGGTACAGCCCTCGACGGCCTTCAAGACCTTCTGCGAGACCCGGGGGGATTTCTGGCAGGTGGAGGTTCCACAAGTTGGTGGCGAAGCTTCAAGGAAAGCCTCAGGCGCCAGTTCACCGGTCCAACAATATCTATGAAGTTCCCAACTTCTTTGGTGACTGACAATCATATGGGCAATTATGGAGAGATGTTATTTAAGACGTTCTTAACTCTAGTTGGTTCTATATTAGGTCAAATTGTTAGCATGTTAATTAAAAATGCTCTGGAACAGTGCCTGGAGGAAGACAGCGATATTGGATCTGCATACAATCCATCGAAAATCCTACCACCAGACATCCCGATTCCAACTATAGAGAGGGCAGACCTTCCGAGCATATCCGGAGTCGAAGATGCTCGTCTAATCGCTTGGATGAAAGATATAATAGACAATGTTTCACCAGCACAATTATGCGCATTATTAAGGGGAGACGCAACCAAGAAGACTCTAAAAGATTGCCTTGTACGAACTAGTTGGCACTGGAAGGATATTTTTGCTGCCGGCATTGACACACAATATGAAATTCGTAATATTTTTCAACAACTTGGAGAACAGCTAGATTTAGAAATTTGTGATTTTGTAGAGTCACCTCCGGCTAGCTATGTGGACGACTTGTGCAGCGCATCTTTTGACAGAAATGCAAGATGCTTGGAGCTTGCGAACGCTGGCCTAACAGAGGAAGAGTGCGAAGAGCAAATAAATAAAGAAATCGAGGATTTAAAAAATAAGGTAATTGGATTGACAAACGTAGGCCTCCTCGGCGCTAATCCTCTTGCCAACTCTTTCCCATCTATGTGTGGGGAAAATGGTAATTTTGTCATCCCCCCAGGCGTGAAAGACACGATGGAGAGAATAACAGATAATATTCTTTTAAATGTTAAAGGATCTTTGATGATCGACATGGAAGGACTGAAGTTCTTTTCTGCGCCACCAAGAGCCCTTCTGGCCTTATCGGATCCAAAAGAATTAGAATCTGCGCACAAGATGTTTGTTGATGCAGTACGTAACCCACACAAAAGAGAATGCTTGGTTTTCATTGGAGACCCCAACAATCACTGGGAACAGTTCGAACTGACGTCCTATAGCACACTTTTGTATCCAATAACATACAATGAACACATTCATTATGGCAATTTTTCTACTTTCAAAACAGATGACCCAGTAACACTAGCACAAACTCTAACTGACGCGCAATACGAAGAAGCAGAAAAGGTAAAACAAGAGAATTATGACAACAAAGTAACAGAGCTAGAGAACGAATTTATCTCCGGCCTATCTGATTTAAAAGATGGTCTTGTTCCACCAATAATTGGCTACGAACAAATGGTCCAGCCAAACGCGTTCAAGGGCTCCGACCCTGTGTTTGTTGATAATCTGAGTGCTCCAATATATGACTGGGCCTCTCTTGAACCGAGTTATGAACTAATTGATGACTTAATAGCTGAAGTTTCCAAGCCGGGTCTTCTCGATGGGGAAGCTGACTTACTCATGTTGTCTGTAGGCCTTCTTGCAGTGCAAGAGGGGAACGATGCGCTGGCTGCGCAAATTCAGAATTATCAAGACATTCCTTCTTCTGCTGACGAGTACGCAACAAGCAAATACAACGAATATGTCGACGCACTCGCCGCGCAGGCCGGCCAAGCTAATATAACTTTAAAGACGGCTGCAGAGGGTGGTGGTTTTATCTTTGACGATGATGGGCACGTCCAAAAATTGAAAGAATATTTTGTTTCGTCGTCGACATACAAGCCTGATGACTTCTTCGAATCAACGGATTTTGTGCCTGTCCACATTGGGTATTTACAACCTGACAACGTCTTCTTTGAAGGCGCGGCCACCCACATATCAATCGGCAACATGGCTGGTCTTATTGGCAGCGACCAGGAAGTAAAAACATATCTTGAAGACTCTCTCGTCGCGCAGGTCGCCGGACCCCCATTGATACGACAAATAGATCAGGAATTTACTAAGCCGATAAAGCCTCTTATTTTGGATAGAATGGCATTGAGCTTTAACCAGGTTATAAACAGTCCTATATATTCTGTTGAAAATGGCGGCAACACTATTGAAGCGTTTCCTGGTCACATAAATAAGGATAATATTTATAATCACCAAAATTTGCGCAAAGTATGGCCGCTAAGCACAAAACTAAAAGATATTGGCGTTATGCAGCCCACTGGTATAGCTACAGGAACTGACGAAACAACATGGTACGCAATGCTGAGGAATTTTACTGGGTGTGATATCAGGTTCAATGAAACGACTGTCGAATATTTCCCTTTTAGTTGGCTAAACGCGGGAATACAGTCCGACACGAACATCAAACTGTTCAGCTCGAACACACTTGATCCTGAGAATCCCACCAAATTTTATGAAGAATTTGAAGAGCGCTTGAGTCCAGCAAACGCCGGCGGCAGTGCGATTCAGGACAATAATCGGCATTGGTATAATTGGATGCGCATTTCTCCGGGTCTCCGACGACTTTTGCCGATACTATTTGATTTGAGTCAAAGTCAAGAAGGCACCTCGAATGTTCGACTAACACGCGCGTTTATGGAGCTTACACTTGGCGAGGCCTTGGGCCTTACTTCCGATAGGCTTTCAAAAATATTTCCAAATATGGGAGATGAGATTTCTATGTCCCTCGGCGTTGTTTTGGGATTTTCGTCCGAGAACATATATACAAATGTTGTAAAGAAAATTTCAGCACCCAATACCGAGATGGCGCCACCAGAGGATATAACAGGCCGCTCGCCATGGTGGGGTGAAGGATTCTTCGGCACGGACGATTTCAAAGTTACCGCCGATGAGTACGCCCAGGATTTCCCACAATATTTTCCCCGTTTTCTTGTTATCGAAAAGCAATTTCGAGACCCCGAGAGCCCTTTAAACGCTGATTCCAAAAGCATGACTGAACATTTCTCTCTTAACAAGGAAAAGGTCAATAAAGAGTTATATGAGGACTTCTTTGCTCCATTTCCGGCATATATGGGTTTCGACGATAGCCCACAAAATCAGTCGTTAGACTTGAGAAAACAAATAACTAAACTTGAAACACAGGATAACTTTAATCCGAATATTTTGAAATATGAACTTCCATTTGCTGAAGTCACGTCCAAGAGCACAGCAGGCCTCGACGGCCAAGCTAAGACGAAAGAAATTGTCGACTTGTTTTCAGGCACCAACACGAACGAACAACTAAATTCTTTAGCAGAACAATTAGAAGTTGTTAATTTAAATAGAAGTCTAATAAACCAGAATATAAGTGTTCCAATCGAAGAAAATCTGACTAGTCAAATAGGTGGATTGAAAAATGTTTCAAAAGTTATAAAAGCGGCGATAAACATCGACAACGCGACAGCAAAAGTGCCACCCAACGCGATAACAGAAACATCAAATATATACAAAAAAATATTTAATTTTAATTTTGGTTCCAAATTGGATGAAGACGTGAAATCTCTCTTGGACACAATATACTCAGGAGCAACGGCTGAGACACTGCTTGATATCTACAATGAAACACATAGTGACATCGTTATTGATGAAATCCAGGGACCCGATAAAGAAGATGTGTCAGTCTATTCTCTAGATCAATATAACTTTAAGGCTCAAGTTTTTGGTGAGCTTTTATTACATAAATTCTTTGAAAAATTTGATAAATACTACGATTCAGGAACACAGACAAACGATGACAAGACTTGGATTGACGAAAACCTGAACGGCTTTAAAAAGAAGTTGCGGTTTGTTCTCTCGACATATGGATATTCTAGCTTGCAATACGCCTACTCGACACAATTCTTTTCAAAGCTGAAGAGTTCTAGACTGCATGAGCGTGGGTTCATGAAGCAGATTTGGAAAAAAGTCTTGCAAAGTCCGATAACAAGCAACGCTGTCGACGCTAAGTGCCAAGATTTGTTTAGAACACTAGACGCGCCGTCCATGCAGGAGTTAAATGAGACCGTTTCTGATTTCTTTAAAATAGAAGATGTAAAGACAAAAATATTGGAATACTATGAAAGTGCGCTATGTCGTGATGTTTTCGAAAACGGCAGCGCTGACGAAAACGCCGTAAGAGTTTCGTTGCTTGAGGGTATGGTGCTTCTTGTAATAAAGGTTTATATTTTAGAATTGTGTCTAGCTGCGGTGATATCTTGGGATAGTCTGGATCTAGAAGACGTGTTTGAAGACGATTTAACCATAGGTATTGTGATCGAGAACATCTTAAAAGATTTTCCTGACTATGAACGCCTGTTGCACGCTGCAAACAACATCCTTAAAAAAGAACAAACACTTTCGGAAGTGGAATTTGCGGAGATAAAACAAAAACAAAGCAGCTTGGAGTACTTGATTAAAAGAGAATCAGGGAACATTGCTGCTATAATAAAAGAGATGTTTAGCAATAGCAACCCGCTAACGACAGATCTGCAAATAGATTTACTAAAAAACTCAGATGCAGATTTTATAAATGAATTCGCAGAAAATATCAATAATAACATTGATTTGTATCCAACACACATCTATTCTGCTCTATTTGCAACTGGTAATTTTGAGTATGTTGTCGACGCAAGACTGAAGAATAATATTTATACAATGAATTACGGATCTGCCGATCACAATGATCTCGTCAATGTGGACTTCTCCCGAGCCGGTGCGAATAACGGTGTTAAAAGTGATATTTTTGGCCTAAGCGGACAAGATAAAAACAACAAGAACTATTTGCACTCTCCTCCTATGAGTTTTTATCGCGACCCCAACGATAATGACGACAATCGAACAACTCAAAATTATGCAGGGAAGCCCAACGACACAAAAAACAGCAATTGGGCCGCCCGCGCACATTGGGCGGATAAAGACCCTACAACACCACAAATTAATGATATTGTCGGTCATCAGAGAGGGTTGTTGGGATTCGCAGATCCGTTTTCTAAAGAAAACTTCCTAGAGACAACACCAGGCAACAATTTAAATGCTAAACTTGGCAACGTAACCTTCCAGCCGTATGTGCGAATTGTAGATTATGCACCTGGGGAAGTTCGACCATATGTAGCGAAAATATATAGTGAAGTGTTGCCGAATGGAAAACCCTGTGAAGGCGCCGTAGAAATTGGTGAAGTCAATATTAATGATATAGATATTTATCACTCTATGATGCTCCCGCGCGAAGACACTAACAATATATTTAAATGCCATATGCATGATTGTATTCCTCTTACCGCTTGGAATTATTATTTTAATAATATTTTTATGAAGATGGTGTTTGAGTATACTGACGCGTCGGGATTAAATCCACTCATAGCTTTATACAACGAGCACGGCTTAAAGCCATTCTTCAAAGAGGTGAGCTTTGGGATGAGAATGGTATATTCTACTGCTTATCCTGTTGATGGGGAGATAGACGACAGCGATAACTTTGTTACCTTCATGAACACAGCCTTCAAGAACAATCCGCGGGCCCTTAAAGCTTCAAAGTGTATGCTCGGCCACCGACCATATAGTATATATTCTCAATCCGATACGCACAAGAAAGTTTTAAGAGAGCTGCAGGTACCCATCGTTGAAGTCGAGAGAAAGTTAGAGTTCATCCAGGGCCTACAGTTATTTGAAATAGGTCGCGATGTGTATAAGCTTTCTGATTTAGGGTATTGGCATCCAAATCACGCTAACCTGTCGACAAATTCAGACAAGAAAAAGTTATTGGATTTGGGGAACAAATCTTATGTTGGTAGTCTTGTCAACAATCACAGTCAGTTTTTCTACAAAAACTTAGCAAATGATATGTTGCTTGAAATAAAGAATTCACCAGAGTTTAAATTGATGTACGACTACCTCTTCCCAATGAAGAGATACATGGCACTTTCGTTTGTTGTTGCATCCGACGGCCTCTCGAAATTTATTCCAGAGCCGACAGACGTTCTAGACAGAACTAAAGATTCTTTGAAAAGTATTATCGATTCCTTAGTAAATTCAGTAGATTATAAGCATTTACCAGACCCGATAGCAAATATGCTAGCTCAGAGATTAATTCGGTCTAATGGAGGTACCTCCGGTAAAGATCCGGATATGACAAAGGAGATCCTGAGAATAATCTGGAGAACGTCATTGATGATTCTAAAGGGCTTTGTCGAGATGACTGACCCGGCTATTATAATAGCAAAGAATATTATTGATATAGCAAATGCTATTCAAGCTGCAACTATTGCTGCTATTAAAAAAGGCATCGCTATTGCAAAACAAACACTTCAATCTGGCATTGACGGTTCTAAGAACGTATTGCTTAATTTGGAATTATCGCTTGGAATTGCAGCCGGTACTTTAAACGCTCAAAAAACAGCTTTACCAAAAGTAGGAGATTTAGATCTTAGCGAGAAGGTAACTTTGAACACTGATGGTTCGATTATCGATGAAGGTACTAATACGCTGCGGTGGCAAATTGAGGCCAAATCGCTAACCCCAGACGAAAGATCAAAACTTTCTGAAGATCAGCTAGCTGAATGGGACAACTTTAAGAAACTCCTTGCAGACGCGAAAAAAGATCTAGAGGAATATGGCACTGTCCACAAAGAATTAAAAGAGTTAGAGAGTGATCTATCGGATCTAGAAGCAACAGCAGGAAAGAAAATTGCAGAAGCTGAAGAAATAATGAAAGATGTATTTTCTTCTCCATTCTTATTGCCTGGAATGTGGGCCGCAATGATGCCTTCAATTCTACCTTACGGCGGCGGCTTAGTTCCGCCACCATTCGTGGGTGGACCTCCTAGTACAGTTCCTGGTATGATTTATCTTGCGTTACTACTTATAGATGCATATGAAGAGAAGATTCATGATGACATGCAGAAGCTAGATTCGTCGTGTGAAGACCAGTTATAGGGGATAGGTTATGAAAGGTATAGGACCAGCACTTCCACTTTTTAGAGATGCGAGTTTCGGAAACTATGCCCTTATAGACTCTTATGCGGATGAAGTAAAGCAGAATTTTAAAAATTTGATATTAACTTCTCCCGGCGAACGGATGATGAATCCGGATTTTGGTGTTGGGGTGCGAAATTTTCTTTTCGAACCCGCGGGCCAAGCAATACCAAAAATACGCCAACGACTAAACAGCCAGATTAACAGGTATATGCCATTTATACGTATAAATAAATTACAATTTAATCATGATAAAGAAGAGGCCCTGGCAAATGATTCAAATATCCTGTCAATACGAATAGAGTATGAGGTCCCTAGTTTGAACCTGTTTTCGTCACTATCGCTTGACACAGAAGGTACCAATTAAAGATGTCGACAAAGAAAAGTAAAAAGATAATAAAGTACACCAACAGAGAATTCAACACCATTAAACAGGGCCTAGTAGAATATACCAAGAGATACTATCCTGACATTTATAAAGACTTCTCAGAGGCCTCTTTTGGTTCATTAATGCTTGATACTGTTTCATATGTTGGAGATATACTTTCGTTTTATTTAGATTATCAAACAAACGAATCTTTTTTAGATACTGCAGTCGAGTATGACAACATAATAAGATTGGGTGAACAAGTCGGTTATAAACAGCCTTTAAGATCCAATTCTTTTGGTGTGGTTACTCTGTACATCTTAGCTCCGATTGAGGCAAACGGGACCGGCCCAGATGCCGCATATTTACCCATCTTGGCTAAGGACACCAAATTCACTTCGGATACTGGGCAAATTTTTACATTGATTGACGATGTTGATTTCGCAAACCCAGATAACGAAGTTATTGTTGCGACGTCCAACACTCAAGATGGATCGCCAACTTCTTTTGCTGTAAAGGGCCACGGCCGCGTCATTTCTGGAGAGTTAAATAAACAATCAATAAATGTTGGTGATTTTACTAGGTTTTTTACAACCTCCTTGTCTGATCCAAATATAACAGAAATAGTCTCAGTCATAGATTCCGAAGGACATGAGTATTTTCAAGTAGAATACCTTTCGCAAGATACTGTATACAGGTCTGTGACAAACAAAGATTCTGAGACTAGACAACACGCACCAAGCGTCATGACAGCAGTATCAGTTCCTAGAAGATACACTGTTTTCAATAGGAATGGCACTATTTTTCTCAAGTTTGGCTATGGCTCGGAGTCCTCTTTGAAAACAGATAATACGACACACCCTTCAAATGTTGTATTAAAGATGCACGGCAGAGACTATGAGACTGACACATCGTTTGACCCCTCAAAGCTACTTGAAACTGATAAATTTGGAATCGCACCCGCGAATACCACACTCACAGTGACATACCGAACCAATACAACAGAAAATGTTAATGTCGCAACACGCGGATTGTCCGGCATCTCAGGCCCATTGTTTGTTTTTAAGTCTGATGCTACCAATAATTCAAAAATTACATTTGCTAGAGACAGTTTAGAAGTTACCAATGAATCGCCCATTGTTGGAGATGTGAGCATACCAACAGTTTCTGAATTAAAACAACGAGTTAACGATGTGTTCGCATCTCAGAACAGAGCAGTCACAGCAGATGACTATGAAGCTCTCGTTTACAGAATGCCTCCCCGTTTTGGCGCTATCAAGAGAGCAAAAATTGTTAGAGATCACGATTCCTTTAAGAGAAATTTGAACTTATATATCCTGTCAGAAGACGATGATGGTAATTTAATTACATCTAATCAAGTATTGAAAAATAACGTGAAAACATGGCTCAATCAACACAGGATGATCAATGACACCATAGACATGCTGGATCCAAGAATTATTAATATTAGAATTAATTTCTCGGCAGTTGTTGATTACTCGCAGGACAAGCTAGAAGCCTTGAACGTCGCAATATCTGAAATAGAGGAGATCTTCTCGCAAAAGTTAGATATCGGCCAGCCAATTTATATCACAAAAATGTACGATATACTGAATAATTTAGATGAGATCGTCGATGTCACAAATGTTGAAATAATCAATGAGTCCGGAGGGTTATACTCTGACGAGACAATAAACATTAAACAATACATGTCCGCAGATGGTCGCATATTATATGCACCTGAGAACGTTATTTACGAACTTAAGTATCCTAGCCTGGACATCAAGGGAACGATCAAATAATGGGTATAAAGAAATATATTGCTACTAAAGATAACACCATTACGAACGCGTATGGTATTGACTTATCTACTCGCGCAACGGGCTCTAACATGGGAGCCTCAGATATACTGGAAACATTCTCAATATATGGGTTACAAACGACGTCATCTGTTGAATTATCGCGAATATTAGTAGAATTTCCGGTAGACGACATATCATCAGATCGATCATCAGGCAAAATCCCCGATTCAGGGAGCGTGAATTTTTATTTAAGGGTGTTCAACGCGCGCCATTCCGAGCAATTACCTGAAAATTTCACTGTAAACGTTCTGGCCGTGTCACAGTCTTGGCAAGAGGGTTCCGGCTTGGACATGGAGACATATAAGGACGAGACAAAAGAAAAAATCGAAGGCTCGAACTGGATTAATAGACTCTCAGCGTCTGCTTGGACTAAGATAGGTGGAGATTATCATTCCTCCTCGTACGTTGCCGGCGAGACCATGCCAAATTATACATTTACTTTTGAAAACGGCTATGAGGATATGTTGTTGGATGTGACATCTGCAGTTGAGGAGTGGCTAACTGGCACACAAGACAACAACGGATTTGGAATATTTTTAACCTCTAGCCAAGAGGGCTACGCATCTAACTCTTCTGGACAAGATGAAGACAATGTAATACACAATCCGTCCGGTCAGGAAAAAAGTTACTATACAAAGCGCTTTTTCTCAAGAAGCAGCGAATTCTTCTTCAAGCGCCCTGCGATAGAAGCGCGCTGGGACTCTAGAGTTACAGACGATCGTGGTAATTTCTACTCCAGTTCATCTATAGCTCCTGCTTCTGATAACTTGAACAATCTTTTCTTATATAACTACATTAGGGGGCGATTGGTTGATATTCCACATACCGAAACTTTAACTGTTAATCTGTACGATAGCTCTGATGACGTGCCAACCGGCTCTATACTAACTTCAGCGACAGCTACAAAGACTAGTACTGGTGTTTACAAAGCAGAACTCTCCATCAACACTACAGCTTCTTTAATCCACGATGTATGGTCTGGGTCGATTGGCGGAGAGTACAAGACGGGATCTATTTCTGTCAAAAACTTTAATGATTCTAGTGTACTAGTATCAAATGACTATAACCAGTATGTAACAAAAATAACAAATCTAAAGCCACGATATTCTAAAGAAGAAATCGCAAGATTTAGGGTTTTCACGCGTCCGCGCAATTTTAGCCCCACTATCTACACAGTAGCCAGTACGGACATAGAAAATGTGACTATTCCCAGCGCGTCCTACGAGGTTATAAGAATGGCGGACGAGAGGACTATCATCAACAACTCAACTGGTAGTACGACTTATCACACTTATTTGTCATATGATGCATCCGGCAGCTATTTTGATTTGGACATGTCCTTGTTGGAGCCTGGATATATGTACGGGATTAAATTCGCTTTCCACTCTTCTGAAGATTGGCGCGAACAAGAAGAAGTGTTCAAATTTAGAGTCGAAGATAATTAATTTAGATGGCTGGACCAAAACATGGGCATAAAAGACTTATTCGACAAGGGACTTTCATTAAAGTCCGTTAAAAACAAAACTCAAGAAAAATTAGCTGAGGATGTAGAATCTCATAAGTATATTGATGTCTATAGTACGCGACGTGATCGTTTTATACCAGATGTAGATTTTACCACGGCATCGAATTTTGCAAAATTTGGTTTAGCTGAAGAATATTATGATACTGCCATTAAGCGGATTTATCAAACATATCCTTACGATGGTTCCCAAGCAGAAAAGATTGAATGGGAGAACAATAGTACATATTTAGACCTATTTTTGTTCGAAAACGAGTATCCAAGAACAAACGGCTTTATAACCTTTAACAGCTCTTCTCACACATACACTTCTAACGTTGCTAGCTCAATATATAGCTCATCTGCACCACAATATGTTTATTTTCAGGGCGGTCCGCATGCAGATCCCTCAGGTGATTATAAATCAGATTTTGCGCCGGGCCCGTCTAAAACTGGCATCTCTAAAGCCAACATATACCATACAGCGTCGCAGCGCACCAACAATCTAGAAATGGACATGGACAAGGGCGTCACTGTTGAGTTTTGGATGAAAAAGGGTGGTTTTGCAGAGGCTAGCTCAATAGAGACTATCTTCATGAACACCACTACTGGATCCACAACGAATGATTCATTTTTGTGGATATTTACAACTCCGTCTTTACCAAGCGCGCTTGCTGTTCGGGCCCGCGACAGCTCGGGTACGGAGGTGTTTCAATTTCTCGACACTGGTTTGTCTACGGTAGCCGACGACACGTGGCATCATTATGCAGTTACTTCTAAAACATATGGCTCTGATACCGTTGTAAACTTGTATGTCGATGGTGCACATGTGTTTAAACATACAGAGACATCAAAAACTTTAACTGCCCCTACGGGGTCTCTATCCGCAGGCCTCGGCGCTTTACCTAATGGTATCGTATTCACAGGCACAGAAGAATATGGTGCTGGTTGGTCTAACATAGTTTCTTCATCGTTTGATGAATTTAGATATTGGAAAACAGAAAGAGACGCACAGCAGATTGGCCGCTTTTATAGAGACCAAATAGGGGGCGGAACTAACACAGACAACGCAAAATATAATGAAATAGTAAACAAGGTCGACTTGGGTGTTTATTACAAATTTAATGAAGGTATCACGACAGATTCAACGACAGACGCGTCGATTCTAGATTACTCAGGTCGGATCTCAAACGGTACTTTTATAAATTACTCTTCGGAGTGTAGATCTACTGACTCTGCTATTGTGATCTCTAATGCCGCAACAAAAGAATTCAAAGATCCAATAATTTACTCTAATCATCCGGATGTTATCGCCCTCGCCGCATCAAAACAGTCTACTGGTCGTGAACATGATCACAATAATGTTTCTTCTATATACAAATCACTTCCTGGTTGGATTGCCGAAGAAGACGAAGAAAAATCTAATAATTTAAAGTATTTAACTCAAATATTGGCTAGCTATTTCGATGATTTATACCTCCAGATTGAGAAATTACCAACCTTAAAAGATATAAACTATCCAGATGATAACAGCTATGAAAAGCCGTTGCCATTTGCAAGTAGACTCTTATCGTCGAGGGGGTATGATGCACCGGAGCTTTTTGCCGGCGCTTCTGATTTGGCTAAATATCTAGAGCGCGATGAGAAGAAGCTGTTCGAGAAGAAACTCTATGAAGTTAAAAACATAATATATCAGAACATTTACAACAACTTATCGTTCATACAGAAGTCAAAGGGTACTTTCAAGTCCCTAAGAAACTTCCTTCGTTGCTTCGGCGTTGACGAAGAGTTAATTAAATTAAATATCTATTCTGTCGACGGGGTTCACGAGTTTAAGAATAATGAAACTCACGGCCACATCCAGAAGAAATATGTGGATTTTGACGACGCTGAAACCAGGTTTGCTGCAAATGGTAACTATGCCAACATTTACACCGCGAACGCGTATCAGGCGACTTCTTCAACTGATTCGAACTCTATTTCTTATATACCTGCTGCCACGGCTTCCCTCCTGACCGGCGCAATGATGACAATTGAAACAGAAGTGTTTTTCCCCAAGCGATCAATCGTCGGTGACGTGAACTACCAAATGTTCCCAAGTACAGAATCTTCTCTTTTTGGGCTTCATGCCGTAACAGAGTCCAATACAGACATGACATTTGATACTGATGACACAGTAAACTTCAATGTTATTGTAGAAAAATCAGATAATGATCTTAGAAATGCAAAATTTGCATTAAAAACTACTGGATCTTCTGTCTTTACAGAACTAGAAAATTCTACTTCGTTCCCTGCTATATATGATAATGAAAAATGGAATTTAGCATTTCGCCTGCGTCCGACAAAGGCGAGAACAGACACAAATGCAACATTAAACACTTCTGTTGGATACTTTGAGCCCGCAGACAGCGCCTATACTTACGAACTTTATGGTGTAAATTACGTTTCTAATATATTACAAAATGAATTTACGTTATCTGGTACAATGAGTTTGTCTGATGCTGAGACATTCTTCACAAAGCCGAAGAGAATATTCCTAGGAGCAGCAAGAACTAACTATACTGGTTCTGTTACGAGGCACTCTGATGTAAAAATCACATCAACGCGTGTATGGCTGGATTATCTATCGGATGAAGTCGTCCGCGCACACGCAAGGAATGCAGATTCTCATGGGTCGCTTCAACCTCTTAGAAATACTAATGATTCTTTAAATAGCAATTACGTACCACAGGCCTCATCACTAATAATGAACTGGACCATGGACAATGTTGTTAGTTCAAGCACCACAGGACAGTTTTTAATAGAAGATTTTGCATCAGGCTCGACAGACGACAACAAGAAGTTTGGCGATTATTGGGCTAGCCCTTTGAGTCGCTATAATTATTCTGGTTTGGGCGACAATTTCGTTGCTAATTCTGACCAAGCCGTAGATATTGAATTTGTTCAGACTGCGAAGCAGAAGCTACCAGAGATAGCTAATAGCGATGATATGGTGAAGATCCTGAACAAGCAAGATGATGTTGTGTTCACTAGAGACACAACGTATGTGCAGCACATTTTATCAGTAGAAAAGAGCATGTACCAGACTGTATCTGAAGAGATGCTTCGCATGTTCGCAACAGTGGTGGATTTCAACAATCTCGTCGGTGAGCCGGTCAACAGATATCGGCAACATTATAAAAAACTGGAGAAATTAAGACAACTTTTCTTTGAAAATGTTGAAAATGAAATATTGGATCTAGAGAAGTTTATAGAATATTTCAAGTGGATCGATGATGCTGTAACGATAATGATAATGCAGCTTATTCCAGTGTCTTCTAACACCGTCGGTCTGCTGCGCAACATGGTGGAGAGCCACGTACTTGAAAGAAACAAATATTGGACTAAGTTCCCGACATTAGAAGGAAAAGTACCAGAGTTGGTATCTTCTATAAGTGCCATTGAAGAGCTTAAATATAATTGGAAATTTGGTCATGCGCCGGTCTCCCCGGATGAAAATACGAATCAAGACATTAATTGTCTGTGGTGGAAACAACGAGCAGAGCGTGACGATGTATTGTCTTCTGGAGACTCCAATATTGACGATAACAAAGAAGTCATATTAAAAACTACAATCACTGAGGTGTCTGGGTCCCCTGTAACCCTCCAGACTATCGCTGGCACCAGATACTCAAGAAGTTATTATCACAACAGAAGTCTAGCAAGGCCAGTAGATTTGGTGACTCACAGGTCTTTAAAACTAAAAGGTGGAGCGAACCCACAAAACAACAAGATTCACGGTTTTTATAAAAATATTGTTAAATGGGGCAGCGACGATGATTTTATCTATATAGACGTCGACAACGAAGTTCAGCAGACTGTCTGCAATGACCAAGTAACTCCCCCAGAATTACAAAAAAAGAAATTTAGAGTAAAAGCACTGACAATGCCCGCTACTGAGACGACCGATTCTGATGCTTTTGGTAGTTTTGCTAATGATCTCAAATACACAGACGCTGACGCGGATCTTCTGTTGCCTTTTACTATGCATTCTTCGTCACTGACGACTGGATACCAAGGCCAGCATGCGGACGATTTTAAATTTGGTATTAACGCCCTCCACGAAGACAAGTACGGCAGAGACCAGGAGATACCCCTCCAAGGGCCATTTACAGAAAAATATGTTGGCGGAATGCAGCATAGACATGTCGGCCTTAATTTGGGCACCGACACTAACGCCACAAGACCAGAAGGCTGGCACCTGGAGCACTTCGGCACGACAACCAGCGCCGAGACTGTTTTGCTGGAATCCTTTAACGGAGCTGATTCGGGCGGATCAACGGACGTTTCTATTCTTGACCCCCCCGCGGGGTCGGCCGCTGGCGATCCAAGTCCTCATGAGCGCTGGCGCAACGGTGTGGGCGCCGATCACCCATGGACATTTTTAGCGGGAGCAACCCCATCCGCAGGCACAGGCCCTGCTTCTGGTAAGTACGCGTATTGCGAGGTTATCCCTTCATATGCTGGTGAGACTTTCGGCTTGGTCACGCCGTTGATTGACGCCCTGGACGTTGATTCGACAGTGGCGATGATATTCACATACCACATGTACGGCACGGCGATCAACGAACTGAAGGTCCAGGCGTCAATAGACCCAGATTTTCCCGCGGATGCAACAGAAGACATCGTAATACTTTCTGGCCAAGTGCAAACCGCCGATACCGATCCATTTAACAGTGTGTATGTTGATACAGATGGCCACAACACTGGCTTAGGTAGTGCTACCGGTAGTAAAACTTTAGCTAATTTTAAAAATAGAAGATTCTATATTAGATTTTTCTACACCGCCGGCGGTACGTACTTGAGCGATGCAGCTGTTGACGGTATTTATATCTACAATCGGGCGCCCGTGGCTTCCCCTGGTTCGTGGGATCAGAATTCTATAAAGTTTCTATCACCGACACACGACAACCACAACAGACCCGGCGCCATCTACACCCGCGACACAATTGCGAAGCGCCCAGTTAACATTAGAAATATTCAAATGGTTGGAAATTCTCCTACAATTGCAGGAAATTATTTGAACAAATACGAATATGCTAACACCACTAGTCCCGAAGCTAATGACCCATATTTTGTTAAAAATATAGATCAAATTCCAACCTCTGGGCCGGAATTACTGCGATCTTTACCAATCCAAGGCCTCTTATCTGCGACACCAGGAATTCCTCGCTCATTGGGCACGTTTATTGACTACACTCTCCCTGATCGGTCATTTTTGACTGGCTCAACACGCAATAAAACACGAATAAAGACAAAATTTAGCTCCCCGGGCGGATTTGAAACACTCTCTAGGGGCTTTTTAGACCCTGAGCATGAGACATATTCTGTTTATAACGCGATATCGTATAGAAATATGTCTTCTAGGATTGTATACAACACTCAACTCCAGGCCCACCAGGGGCAATATGGTGTTAGCACCCATGGCCTTGGATCGACCTCCGCCCGCATCCTGGGAACTGGTTCCATGCTTGAGCAAACTGGCTCCATCAACGCGCTAGATTATACACTAGCTGGTGATGCTGCAAAACACAAATACCACAGAAACAACATTGAAAGGTTGGAAAATGACGTTCCAACCCCTTATGACCCACAGCCCGGCACATTTTCCAACACTTACGCATCGTGCTTCGATGGTACATCCCAGTATTTTTCTGGTTCTGATGATGATAGCTTGTCTTTCGGCGACGCGTCGTCCGACTCTGCGTTTTCAATCAGCGGTTGGGTTAAAATGGGTGATGCATCCTCATTCTGTATTTTCGAAAAAAGAGATGTTCAGTCCGACCTCACCCATATTGAATATAGATTAGCGACCACTGCTGGAGATCAATTGTATTTTCGTACATACGATAACAACGTAAGCGTCTACGAGCAGGCGATCATGACAGGTTCACTGACTGCTTATGAGGGGCAGTGGATACATATTTGCGCGACAGCTGACGCCCAAGGCGAGGATAAGGTCATGACGCTATATCTGAATGGAGTTTCACAATCAGCAACGCGTAGCGACTTCGGGTCTTACACTGCGATGCATAATAGTGATGCGCCGATATATATAGGGCGCCTCGACGGCTCAATAACATACCAATATGCTGATGGCTGTGTAGACGAAGTGAGTTTATGGGGCACGGAACTAACCGCCGACGACGTACAGAAGATCTACTTAGGATCCAGCACTGATCCTGGATATTCTTCTAGCTTCACCCCTGCGCCTGGGGATTTAACAAATCATCCAAAATATTCTGATCTAGTTTCATGGTGGAGGCTTGGAGATACGGGAGACACGTTATCAGGAGATGATGTACATCTGACATTAGATAGGAAGGGCAACAATCATCTGTCGGGCTCCTCCAGCCGACCAACCAGAACAACTGCATCTGCTGGCACTAGTGTTGGAGTGGCTCATGATCCTATCCTCTCCACCAACACTGCGTCTTTTTATGACAATGCGTTTGTATCGCATATGATTCCGAGAACAGATAATCAAACAAGATGGATAACAGCATCATTAATTTAGGGTATAATCTAATTATAAGGCAGGAATGAGGCAAAAATGGCAACAAGTGGATCATTAAATTTTATTAGTGCGAGTGATTTTGGAAGCTATGACCAGCCAGTCCCTGGTTACGTGCGCGTTTATGGGCCAGACCAGCATGCTGGATCAACTCAGTTTATTAAGAATGACTTTGTTGGGTTGAACACGAACGTTAATGATCCCATAACTGCTAGCCAAAACACCCTAGGCCACGAAAACGCCCATGGTCCAACTGGTTACGACTATCCCTATCAAGGTGGCCTTATTACCTACGCCGCACCGTTCCCTGAACTGACATATGTTTTAAATGGCCTTCTCCACCATCGCAATGGGCCATATCAGCACCCTTCGTGGAAGCAATACAGAGGCGCCGAACATCCCGTCGCGAGAAAACTTCGCCTTAACAACACGATGTCGATCGATCCATCAGATCCGGATCCTATCGTCAGAAACAAAAGAATATTGCGAGATCGTTACTTAGAAGAGCAAGTGTATCCTCTTGGTTCGGATGTTAAATATCTCAAAACTAGCACACCACCGGAGAGCACACTAAGTCAGTATTATGAGCCGTCTGTTATCAAGAAGCATAAGCCGTTTATATACAGTGTGTCTTTGTTTGGCTCGACAGCCAAAGTTCGTTCAACACTCATGAACCAAATGGTGTACTTTGAAAACAAAGAAATGAACAACTTGCTTAAATTAGCAGCCGGAGACCAATTAACTGGAACATTTCAGGGATTTAAAAAATCAAAACAACAATATTATAAACTTATAGACGTGGCAAAGGACATGGGCGCGACTAATTTTATATATTCGCAAACAATATTCCCAAAGAGCATAAACACCTTCCGCACATATAAGTTAGAAAGACCCACCTATGAGGAGATTGCAGGAACTGGGTCAAATGGCTATGATAGGACCATAAACCGTAGTTTTTGGAAAGATTCACAACCTGCATTAGCACAAAACATAGGCTCTGACGGAACGACACGAGCTAGAACAGTGGGTGCTGCCCTCAACTCTCAAGATATCACACAATCTATGTATCTTAGCGGAAATTGGGGCGTCTATGCCGCCTCCGGTACTCCAACCCTGATAGAGGGTGTACGACCTTTGATAAACCCCACCAGTACTGAGACTCCGGTTGATTGGAATTTTACTCAATCATTCATACAGAATGGCATTATAGCACACAGCGTACAAGCCACAGTAACTGGCTCCCCTGGCGCCGATGGTATACCAACTATAGCGCCTTATGGCGCTTTCGTTCCGCTTGAAGCCTACCAGCCTTATCCGATATCCCTAACAAGCATGTGGCCACTTGATCCTCGACCAGACATTTATGATAAACCAGAGTATCTAACCTCTAGTATCGGCGGCCGAGGCCTGCAAATTGGGGTTACTCCACACAGGATGAAAGAGTTCGATACGGCAGACGCATCACTGCATATAACTGATTCTCCGTATTTTACGTCGTCATTAAGCTCTTCGGCGCTTGGTTACAAACTCTCCGGCGCTGGCGAGGATCCGTTGAGCTCCACGGCCTCATTCGATCTCGTCACCAACTCCACTGCAGCATATTCTCAATTTGTAAACATCCTTACTGGCACCGCCGGCGAATTGGTATATAGCACTAAACCGACAATATGGTACACGAAAGCGCAATACGACACAGAGTTGGAAGGGTATTTAAATCCGACAGCCTCTCTTCAGTTTAATAGACATACTTTTCCATATAATACACCATTTTATGCAACAAATAGGATCCGAGGTAAGAACCCGTCCTTCAACTTATACTCCGATTATGCATCTAGCTTGGGATATGTTGCAAGAGAGTATTCTATAGTCCCAGAATATAGAGTAGCTGAAAACTTGGATGATTATCTCTCCTTATACATGAAGGACAAGCTGGACGAGCCGCTATATAAAGAAAAAAATACGGGAGGATTGGAAGTCGACGCGTTGGCTCATGCAGTTGCGTCAATGAAAGCGCAATCGAAGACCGCGGAGGGAGTGTCCCTGGGCTCCCAAAAAAGAAAAATACTTAGAAATGTTTCACTTGGCCTAGGAAACAACGCAAGTCGCAAGACAAAAGTAAATAATCTTTTAATTGACGGAATTGCGGCTTCATCATCCGCCGGAGTTGAATCTTTCGTTAGCGCGTCAGCAACAAAAGACTCGTTCACGTTTGTTCCATTGACGCAACTAGTGACCGCGTCTCTACTTCCTAAAATCGACATACATTGGACTCAGGATAGTGCTTCTGTGGTGTTCAGTGAGAAATATTCTCACACCGAAGGTATGAGTGACGCCGCCAATATTATTGGCCGGCCATTTGACAATGGTGTACATACAATACCATCACGAATAAAGTTTAAAGTAAAAGCAGTTAAAAAACCACGCTTGAGTAAAGATTTCTATCCAGTAACCAAGACAGTGGAGATAGGAAATGATTTTAAAAATTTGATTAGTGAAAACCTGTCCCCAGACTCAAACACAGCAAAAGATCTTCAAGCATTTTTGGAGCCTACATTTGCACCTGGCATATTGTATAATT